ATGAACTGCGCCCGGCGCCCGCAGCTCTTCTTCAAAAGCGCTCCCGGTGGTCCTCTGGGCTGGCGCACCACCATCCGCGCCGATGGCCTTCCGGAAGTGAAGGAGGACGGCCGCAACTCCGACGAGGCGAAAACGCTCGCGTACGCCAGCCTGCAGCGGCTGGTTGACGCGTCCGAGGCCCAGGGCAAGCCGCTCGACATCGAGGACTTCGACATCTACGTCGACGACGCGGAGGGCGCTCAATGAGCACGCCCCTCCGAGTCGCCCTGGTGGCGGCGGACTGCGCATGGACGAGAGGTGCCTGGGATTTCCCGGCGCCCACCGGCCGGCGCGAGTGGAAGGGCATTCAGAACACCCCCAACGACGTGCGGCTGCTCACCCAGCACCTGACGACGCTCTACCGCGAGCGTTGCCGGAGCCGTGAGGACCGCCGTCCCACCCGAAAGGCAGGTGCCGCATGACTCCATGTCCAGACCCTCGTCCGCGTCGCCGCCGCCCGGAACTTGAGCGCGGCAATGCCTCCATCGAGCCGCTGACTCCACGGCAGAAGGAAGTGGCGGCCCTCATCCTCGTCATGACGAAGGAGCGCGGCTTCCCGCCCACCGTGCGCGAGTTGGCTGCCCGGCTGGGCGTCGCCTCCACCAACGGCGTCAATGACTTGCTGACGGCGCTGGAGCGCAAGCGCTGCCTCACCCGCGAATCGAAGTCGGCGCGCTCCCTGGTGCTCACCGTGTCCGGCATCGAGGCCGCGGAGGAGCACCAGCGCGACACCGCCACCACCGATGTCGAGGAAGGAGCCATGCCGTGAGCGAGTCCACCCAGGAGTTCGTGCCGTACAGCCGCGAGCAGTTGCTGGAGAAGTCCAACGAGCTGGCCGGCGTCCTCGAGAAGATTGACGAGGTCCGCGAGGAAAAGGCCGCGGCCATGAAGGACTTCAAGAAGACGGAGGGCGATCTCTCCGCCAAGGCCCGCAAGCTGTCCAAGGTCATCCGCCAGAAGGGCGAGTACCGGGACAGGCAGGCCACCATCTTCGAGGTGAGCGCCGCGCGGAAGCCCCGGGAGGACGCGTGAGCGCCACGACTTCCATCGAGTGGACGGACCACACCTTCAACCCATGGCGGGGCTGCGCCAAGGTCCACCTCGGCTGCACCCATTGTTATGCCGAGAAGAACGTCGGCGTGGCAATCCATGGCATCGCCTGGGGCGAGGTGTGGTCCGGCGGGCAGCGCGTCATCGCGGACGACAGCACCTGGAGGCATCCGCGCGCATGGGCCCGCGCGGCCGCGAAGGCTGGCGTGCGCCGGCGCGTGTTCTGCGCGTCCCTGGCGGACGTGCTGGAAGTGCCCGAGTACCCGCCGTTTCAGCACCTCACCACGGAGCGCCGCGAGCGCGTGAACGAGGCGCGCCGAGCCCTCGACGAGGCGCGCGCGAAGCTCTGGGACGTAATCCGGGAGACGGCCCACGTGTGCCAGGGGTGCCAGCGCCCGCACGCGATGAGCGCTGATCTCCCGGGCAGGACGGCTCGGCTGAGCGACCTGGCCAGCGTTGGCGCGGCGTGCGAGGGGCGCGACGGCCGGTGCGTCAACACCGCCTCTGGTGGACTCGACTGGCTGCTCCTCACGAAGCGCCCGCAGAACTGGGAGTTGGTGCCCGAGGACGTGCGCCCCTTCGTGTGGCTCGGCACGAGTGCGAGCGACCAAGGCACGTGGGACTCGGGCGCGGACGAGCTCGCCAAGGCGGAGGGCTTCGCGCAGCTCTTCGTGTCCTTGGAGCCGATGGTGGCGGCCGTGGACATGGGGCTGGGGCGGAACCGTAAGAGCGAACGCGTCCTGCGCTGGTACCGGCCGCTGAAGGACTCCATCGGCTGGGTCATCGTCGGTGGCGAGTCGGGCAGCAAGGCGCGGCCGTGCCACGTCGAGTGGGTGCGGAACATCGTGCGCCAGTGCCGCGCCGCCGGGGTGCCGTGCTTCGTCAAGCAGCTCGGCGAGGTGCCGGTGCTTCGCGAGCCGGCGGCGGGCGAGGACCCCTTCATCCCCGACAGGGAGTGGCCGCAGGGGACGCTCTTTGGGAACTACCGGCGCGTCGATGGGCTGAACGGCCGCGTCCCGAGGCTCAACGACAAGAAGGGCGGCGACATGGCCGAGTGGCCCGAGGACCTGCGCGTCCGGGAGGTGCCCCATGGTTGAGCGCATCCGCGGCCTGACGCTCATCCGCCCCTGGGCCTGGGCCATCGCCTGTGCTGGCAAGGACGTGGAGAACCGCACCTGGGAGCCCCCGCGCGCGATGGTGGGCGGCTGGCTCGCCATCCACGCCGGCAAGAAGTGGGACCAGGACGCGGCGGACTCCATCGCCGACACCTTCGGTGTCCAGGTGCCCGGCGAGAGTGCGCAGCCCTCCGGCGTCATCATCGCCGTGGCCCGCCTCGCGGGGGTGGTGCGTGAGAGTGAGTCACCCTGGTTCGGCGGGCCAGTTGGCTGGACGCTGGACCAGGTCGTCCAGCTCCCGACGCCAGTGACGTGCCGCGGCGCCCAGGGACTGTGGATGCTGCCGGCGCCCGTCCTGGAGCGCGTGCACGCCGGGTGGGCTGCTGCTCGGGGGGCCCGTCCATGAGCTGCCGCTACCTGGATGCTGGCGCCGACATCAGCGCGTGCGGCCTGTACCGCTACCGCCTCTGGCGCACATGGGCGGAGGGCTCGGACGTGCGCCGTGTGCTCTTCGTCATGCTCAACCCGAGCACAGCAGACGGTACCCAGGATGACCCGACGCTGCGCCGCTGCGTGGGCTTCGCCCAGTCCTGGGGCTTCGGCGCGCTCACCGTCTGCAACCTGTTCGCCTTCCGCGCCACGGACCCTGGAGAGCTGCTGGTGCGCGGGGTGGACCGCGTCGGCCCGGAGAACGATGCCGCCCTGGTCCGTGCCTCGTCGGATGCTCACCTGGTGGTCGCCGCGTGGGGCGCCTTCCGCGGCACCACCCACCGTGCCCCGGCCGTGCTCTCGGCACTGCGGCAGCGCCACGCTGTCCACGCGCTGGGGCTCACCAGGGGAGGGGACCCGAAGCACCCGCTCTACCTGCCCGGCCACCTCAAGCCGGTGCCGTGGATGGAGGCCCAGTCTTGAGCGCCTGCCCATCCCCAGAACTCCTGACGAAGCTCCGCGGGCGCCGCGTCGTGGCGAGCGTGTCCGGCGGCAAGGACTCGGCGGCCCTGAGCCTGCACCTGCGCGAGCTGGGCATCGAGCACGACCGCGTCTTCCTCGACACGGGCTGGGAGCACTCGGCCACCTACGAGTACCTGCGTGGCGATCTGGAGCGCACACTCGGCCCCATCACCTGGCTCCGTGCCGAGCGGCAGATGGAGGACCTCATCCGCCACAAGGGCATGTTCCCATCCAAGCAGCGGCGCTACTGCACTCAGGAGCTGAAGGTGCGCCCGATGCAGCACCACCTGAGCGCCCTGGTGGCCTCCGGTCAGGACGTCGTCAGCGCAGTGGGCATCCGGCACGAGGAGAGCGCTGCTCGCGCGCAGCTCGGCGAGTGGGAGTGGAGCGAGGGATTCGACTGCGAGGTGTGGCGCCCGCTCGTCTCGTGGTCTCAGGACGATGTCATCGCCATCCATAAGCGCCACGGCCTCAATCCCAACCCCCTGTACCTGCGCGGTGCTGAGCGGGTGGGGTGTTGGCCCTGCATCTACGCACGAAAGTCCGAGGTCCGGCTGCTGGCAGCCGTGGACCCGGAGCGCGTGGAACTGCTGCGCCGCCTCGAAGCCGACGTCACCGATGCCCAGCGGGCCCGCGCCGAGCGGGACGGGAAGGAGCCTCTTGGCCCCGCCGCGTGGTTCCAGGCTCCCCTCGGCCGCACAGGCGAATGCTGGCCCATCGACCAGGTCGTCGCGTGGAGCCGAACGGCCCGCGGTGGGCGGCAGTTCGAGCTCTTCGCCTCGGACGCCGCGGCTGAGGGCTGCCTGCGCTGGGGGCTCTGCGAGACCTCCGCGCCGGCCGAGGAGTCAGCGCCTTGAGCCCGCGCGCCTCCTTCATCGCCCTCGCCGTGGGCGCCACCGCCGCCGGGCTCGTGCTGTCCCGGCTGGCCGAGCAGCAACTCCAGTCTGCGGCGAAGGCCGCGGGCTGCTCCATCGCGTTCACCGCCATCGCCGCACGCTTCATCGGGGGCCGTTCATGACGTGCACCAACCACTACGAGTTCACCGCCGGTTACCTCTTCTGTGGCTCAGGGCCCGGGGCGTTGGGCAACGACATGGCCACCGTCGAAGTGGCGGGCAGCACCGCCTCCTGGCGCAACCTGGGCGGCGTCGACTTCGACGAAGGGTGCTGCAAGGACTACACGTACCTGACGGGGGCGCCGTCCCTCTGTGCGGACATCGCCACGCTGGCGCCTGAGAAGCTGCGCAAGTTCTGGGGCCCGCGCGCACCGGACATGACGAAGTGGAGTCCTCCGTGCAAGGGCGCCTCAAAGCTGCTGCCAGCCGAGATGGCCGCGACGCAGAAGTACCAGGACATGAACCAGCTCATGTTCCACGCGGCGAAGCTGGTGCTCGCGGCGTACCCGGAGCGGGACAACCGTCCGCGGCTCATCGTCGTGGAGAACGTGCCCAGCTTCCGCACGCGGTGCCGGGAGGTGCTTGGAAAGACGATTCGCCTGCTGCGTGAGGCGGGCTACGAGGTGAACGTCACCACGCACGACCTCGGCCAGGAGGGTGGGCTGGCGCAGTCGCGCGAGCGCTTCACTCTGTCGGCCCGGGACTCCCGCCGTTGCCCGGTGCAGGTGGCGATGCCGCCGTACCAGGGGCTGCGCGGCGTGGGCGAGGTGCTGGCGCCGCTGCCGTGGCCGGATGACCCGCGTGCGGGCCGGATGCACCGGCTCCCCCGGGTGAGCTGGCTCAACGCAGTGCGCCTGGCGCTCATCCCCCCGGGCGGCGACTGGCGGGACTTGCCGAAGCGCGGCCACGTGGTGGAGACGCTCCAGCAACGCTGCCTGTGGCCGACGGGCATGGACACGGCTGCCTTCCGTGAGCTGGTGGAGGAGCAGCTCGGGAACCCTGTCGAGGCCTCGCAGAAGAGGCGGGAGGTCCACCGCCGACATCCCGTCCAGGCATGGGCGGCGCCGTCGCCCACGGTGTCCGGGCCGGGCGGCGCGGGCTTGTGCGCTGTCGAGGACCCGCGCCCGCTGGAGGCGTTGGCGATGGGGGCGGAGAACCCCGCGCGTCACACCAGCAAGTACGCGGTTCAGGACTGGGCCGCCGCTGCGCGGACGGTAACAGGGGCCCAGCAGGTGGGGAGCGGCGGACCTGCCGTCGCGGACGCTCGCGCGGTGGAAGCCCTGGCGATGCGCAAGGACGCCCGACCAGGCGCTGCCGGGGTGCTGCACTGGACCCGGCCCTCTGCCACCGTCATCGCCACGTCCTGGGTGTCCGGCGGCAGCTCTCCGGTGTCTGTGGCCGACCCGCGCGCGGTTGAGTTGCTCGGCCTGGGCCAGACGGCGGCCGGAGCTGGCAGCTACGCCGGCCGTCCGGGCCTGTTCGGTGTCGGGGACTGGCGGGCGCCGAGCCCGACGGTGACGGGCAAGGCCACGGTGAGCGGGGGCAACGCTCAGGCCTCGGTGGCCGACGAGCGTGTGGAGCGCCTGGGCCTGGGATGCCACGGCCGCAACGGCTTCTACGGCGTCATCGGCTGGGACACCACCGCCGGAACCATCACCGGGAGCATGCAACTCGACAACGGCTCGTGCTCGGTGGCGGACCCGCGGCTGCCGCACCCGCGCGTCGTCATCGACATCCGCTTGGCGCTCCAGCTCCTGGCCGAAGGGTGGGAGCCACCGAAGGGGACGTTGGCGCCGGCCATCCTCTCTCCGCTGTCGGGCTGCTGGCACCGGCCCCTCACCACGCTGGAGTTGGCCGTCCTCCAGGGCCTGCCGCACGTCCACCGGGGCGCGCCGCTGGTCCTGGCGGGCAACAGCGACTCCACGTGGAGGGAGCACATCGGCAACGCCATCCCCGTGGGTGGTGCGCTGGCCTGGGGCAGGGTGCTGCTGGAGTCCCTCCTGCGCTCCGAGCTCGGCGAGGGCTGGGCGTTGCGCGGGGACTACTGGTTCGACGCGCCTTCGCTGAATGAGGGGTACGCCTCGTGAGCACGCCCCTTCTCGAAGAGTTGGTGCGCCTGCGTGCGCTCGTCACCGCCCACCGCTTCCGGTGCGTGGGCGAGGCGCAGCTTCAACAGGCACTGGCCCAGGTGTTCACCGAAGCGGAACTGCCGTTCCAGCGCGAAGTGGTGCTGGGGGACGCCGGCCGCATCGACTTCATGGTGGGCGCCCTGGGCGTCGAGGTGAAGGTGGAGGGCAGCGTCTCCGCCGTCACCCGGCAGATCCTGGACTACGCGGAGCGGGAGGAAGTCCACGGACTCCTGCTCGTCACCACCCGTTCCCACCACGACGGCATGCCCGCGCAAATGCGCGGCAAGCCCGTGCGTGTGGCTGTGCTGAGAGGAGGCCTTCTGTGAGCACCAGGTGCTTCGGGACTGTCCGGCTGGAGAAGCGGACGCTGGGGACGCGCGGCGGCGAGCGGCCTGCCTGGGTCATCCAGTGCGAGCCCCACGTGTCCCTCCGGCTGAAGCGCGTCTTCGACCGCGTCAACAAGGGGGACGTGGGCGAGGTGCTGCTCGCGGCCACCGCAGAGACGGCGCGGGAGTTGGAGTGGTTCATCCAGCGCTTCCCCCTGGAGGTGCAGGGCAAGGACGCGAAGGACTTCCTCAAGCACGGGGCGCGGGAGCAGGTCCGGCGCGAGGCAGCCGTCGCCGAGCTGCTCGCCGCGGACTACCAGCCGCCCGAATTCCAGATGAACGTGCCTCCGCGCGAGTACCAGCGCCGGGCGGCTGACATGTTCCTCCGGATGCGGAACCTGCTGCTTGCGGACGACGTGGGCCTGGGGAAGACGGCCTCGGCCCTCACCGCGTTCACCGACAAGCGCACGCTGCCGGCGGTGGTGGTGACGCTGACGCACCTGCCTCGGCAGTGGCAGCGGGAGCTGGCGCGCTTCCTCCCGGGGCTGCGCGTCCACGTCGCGAAGAAGGCGACGCCGGAGGACGTCACGCGGGGCCGTGGCGGGCGGAAGCTGCCCTGGCCGGACGTCCTCGTCCTCAACTACCACAAGCTGTCGGGCTGGGCGGAGACGCTGGTCAACGCTGGCGTGCGCACCGTCGTCTTCGACGAGTGCCAGGAGCTGCGCCGCGGGCCGGACTCCGAGAAGTACCGCGCGGCGCACTTCCTCGCCCAGCGGGTCAACTTCGTCGTCGGGCTGTCCGCCACACCCATCTACAACTACGGCGGGGAGATGTTCCACGTCCTGGACTGCATCAAGCCGGGCGTGTTGGGCACCCGCGAGGAGTTCAGCCGGGAGTGGTGCACGGGCGTGGAGGACAAGCTGTCCTTCAAGGACCCGCGCGCCTTCGGCACCTACCTGCGTGACGCGGGGCTCATGCTGCGCCGCACCCGCGTGGACGTGGGGCGGGAGCTGCCCTCCCTGACGCGCGATATCCACACGGTGGAGGCCGACACGCGCGTCCTCGACGAGGTGGAGGACAAGGCCGCGGAGTTGGCCCGCATCATCCTCGCGCAGGGTGGGGTGAAGCCGGAGGACAGGCTGCAGGCCTCGGGCGAGCTGTCCTGGCGGCTGCGTCAGGCCACGGGCATCAGCAAGGCGCCCTTCGTCGCCGAGTTCGTCCGCATGCTGGTGGAGAACGGGGAGCGCGTCCTCCTCTACGGCTGGCACCATGAGGTGTACAGCATCTGGCGGGAGCGGCTGAAGGAGTACTCCCCGGCCATCTTCACCGGGCAGGAGTCGCCCACGCAGAAGGAGGCGGAGGCCCAGCGCTTCAAGTCCGGCCAGACGCCCATCCTCATCATGTCCCTGCGCGCCGGCGCGGGCCTGGACGGACTGCAGCACTGCTGCCGCACGGTGGTGTTCGGCGAGCTGGACTGGAGCCCCGGCGTGCATGAGCAGGCGTGCGGCCGCGTGCACCGGGACGGCCAGACGGACCCCGTCATGGCCTACTTCCTGGTGTCGGACAGCGGCTCGGACCCGGTGGTTGCGGACGTGCTGGGCATCAAGCGGGACCAGATGGAGGGCATCCGCGACCCGCAGGCCAGCCTCATGGAGCGCCTGGAGACGGATGAGAACCGTGTCCGGCGCCTGGCCGAGTCCTTCCTGAAGAACCGGAGGGCGGCATGACCACGCCCTGCGCTCCGCTCCGAGCTCCTTTCCCTTGGTTCGGCGGGAAGAGCCGCGCTGCCCACCTCGTGTGGGCGGCATTCGGCGACACGGCCAACTACGTGGAGCCGTTCGCCGGCAGCCTCGCTGTCCTGCTGGGCCGGCCCACGTCGCCTGGCGTGGAGACCGTCAACGACCTGGACTGCTACCTCGCCAACTTCTGGCGGGCGCTGTCCGCGGCGCCGGACGAGGTGGCGCACCACGCGGACTGGCCCGTCAACGAGGCGGACCTCCACGCGCGGCACCGCTGGCTGGTGGCCCAGGCCGACTTCCGCGCGCGCATGCGGCAGGACCCGGAGTACTTCGACGCGCGCGTCGCCGGTTGGTGGGTGTGGGGGCTCTGCCAGTGGATTGGCAGTGGCTGGTGCGCCCAGCCCTCCTGGGAGGCCCAGGACGCCGCCGGCGCCGAGAAGACGTGCGGCATCGCCACGTCCGAGTACTCGAAGCGGCCGATGCTCGACAAACCGGGCCGGGGCGTCCACCAGCTTGCCGTGCGCGGGAAGGCCACGTCCGAGCATAAGCAGCGCCCGCACCTGACGGACGGCATCGGCGTGCATGCGCAGCGCCTGCGCGACCTGGGGCGCGCGTCGGAGTGGGGCAAGCGCCCGAGCCTGGGCCGCGGTGGGCGGGGCGTGCATGGCCTGTCGAACCAGATGCCCCTGGTGAGGGGTGACGGTGGCGCGTCGGGCATGGGCATCCACGCCACCGGGAAGCAGGGAGGGCTCCACGCGTGGATGCAGGCCCTGGCGGACCGGCTGCGCTACGTGCGCGTCTGCTGTGGAGACTGGAGCCGCATCCTCTCGCCCAACGTCACGGAGCGCATCGGCGTGACGGGCGTGCTGCTGGACCCGCCGTACTCCGACGCCGCGGGGCGCGACCCCAGCATCTACGCCGAAGAGGACCTGCAGGTGGCCCACCGCGTGCGCGAGTGGGCAGTGGCGAACGGGGACAACCCGCGCCTGCGCATCGCCCTGTGTGGTTACGAGGGCGAGCACGAGATGCCCGCGTCCTGGCGCTGCGTCGCGTGGAAGGCGCCGGGCGGGTACGCGGCCGCGCGGGGGAACCACGAGAACGCCCTGCGCGAGCGCATCTGGTTCAGCCCTCGCTGCCTGGCCCCGGCGGAGGACCCGCTCCACGGGCTTCCGCTGGCTCGCGTCTCCGGAGGTCCTCGATGAGCACCTGCACCACGCGCAAGCCACTGCTCGCCGTCACCGTGCCCCAGCCCCTCGCGCGAAGCGTGGAGCTGGGCACGGCGCCCGTCGTCAACCTGTCCGTGGCCCCTCCGCCGGAGGCCCTGGGCGGCTACGTCGCGGTATGCGCGGGCGAGTACGACGAAGGCATCGCCCACTGGATGGACGTCCACGGAGGGATTCGGCCTTTCGCTCCAGAGGACGTCCATACGGGCACGGTGCTCGCGGTGGCGCGGGTGGCGGCCGTGTCCCAGTGGCCGGACGTCCCCCGCGAGTCTCGCTGGTACGTGGGGCCGGTGGGGCTGTGGCTGGCCGATGTCATCCGCCTGCCTGAGCTGGTGCCCGTTGAGCCCGGCCCAGTGGCGCAGTGCTGGGAACTCCCCGAGGACGTTCGCGCCGCGGTGCGCGCCGGCTACAAGGCCGCCCGGGATGCGACGAAGGCGCTCTGGGACGACTTCAGCGCCCGCTCGGCGAAGGCCCTGGAACGCGAGTCTGCGCCCGGGCTCCGTGAGAAGTGCATCCGGAAGTGCGTGTGCCGGATGGCCATGCGGCCGTGCCCCTCATGCAAGGCGTTCCGCTGCCCGAACCCCGCCTGTCCGCCGCACGCCTGCCACCAGGAGGCCCACCCTTGAGCTGCCTCCGCGCCACGACCTGCCGCATTTGCGGCGCCGTCCGGCTGGGCACCAGCCTCACCGAGTCCGGCCAGCTCGCACCGCACGCCGCCACCCCGGCCAACGCCCGCGTCGTGGCCGCCTTCATCGGCGTCTTGGACCCCACGTCCTGGCGCCCGTGGCCCACCTGCCGTCACGACGTGGCGTGGTGGGCCGGTTGCCGCAACCAGCCCGTTCCGCCGCCGTGCTGCAGGTGGCCGCCCTGCGTGCTGGTCCTGCCGCCCCTTCTTCCCTCCGTGCCCGCCCACCCAGAGGACTCGTAGCCATGCCCGCCTGCACCCAGCGCCCGGACGAAGAAGAGGTGCCGCAGGACGCGGAGCACCTGCCAGAGGCGGGGCCCGCCAGCGCGGAGGAACTCCAGCAGGTGCTTCCTCCACCGCGAGGGAGCAACGCGCGCCGTGCCCGTGGCGAGGACCCGGGCGTCCCCCCTGACTTCTTCGCGGAGGCGTGCCCCTGCGCCCAGCAGCAGGTCGCCGAGCTGCGCGCGCAGGTGCTGGCGGAGCGCGACGCCCGGCTTCGCGCGGAGAGCTACGCGGCCGGTGTCGACCACGGTTGGCGCCAGGCCGTGTCCCTGCTGGCGCCCAGCGTGCTGGGCCTGCGCCCTGCAACCGCCCCGGTGGTGGTGCCCTCGACGCCGCCCAGCCCCAGCCCTGTCACGCAGCCGATGGCGGCTGTCACGCAACCCCAGCGTGACAACCAGCGTGACACCGCCCCTGTCAGCGTGACGTCGGCTGTGGAGGGGGGAGGGGGGGAGGAAAACCCCAAGAGAATTCCGAAGCCTGCGACGTTGAGACAGCAGCTCAAGCGCCAGCGTGACAGGCAGAAAGCCAGCGTGACAGGTAGCGTGACACCCCCTCTCCCCCCTCCCTCTGCCTCGAAGACGAGGGGGGCGCTGGTGGCTGTCACGCAGGATGCGCGCGCTGTGCGTGACGTCCGCGAGGCTGCACGCGAGTACCGCAAGCCGGACGCCCTCCCGGCCGACATCCGCGCGCTGCGCGAGGGGTGGAATGCCATGGCGCTGGCCCATGGCTTCCCGGCCTGGGGGGAGCGCACCTCCCGGCGCATGGCGGAGGATGCCCTGGCGGCCCTGCGTCGCCGCCCGCTGGAGGAGTGGCTCCGCGTCTTCACCCTCGTCCCGCGTTCTCCGGCCTGCCGCGGCGAACTCTCCAACCGGCTGCGCGCCAACGTCGTGTGGGTGCTGACCTGGACGCGCGCTGGCCTTGAGGTGGCTGAGCAGTTGCTCAGCGGCGCTTGGAGTCTGGACCCGGAGCGCCCCGAGGCGCCGCCGCATGAGGAACCTGGGGCGGCGGTGTGCCTTGAGGACGTCCCCATGGGCACCGAGGCTGCGCGGGCCTGGGCGCGGGTGCTGGCCGCCCTGCGCGCAGACGGCAAGCACCGCGCCTGCGAAGGGTTGGAGTGCTTCCGCGCGGTGGCCCTGGACGACGCTGGCCTTGAGGTGGCCGCGCCGGACCAGTTCTCCCTGGACTGGATGCAGGACACCTGTCGGGGGCTGGTGAACGTCTACGCCCACCGCACGGGCCTGACCGGGCTGCGCTTCGTCGTCCAGGAGCAGGAGGAAGAGTACTCGCCCCCCGTCGCGCCGGCGGAACCTGTCGAGACGCTTCCCTTCGAGCCGCCCCCCTCCATTGCGCCCGCCGCAGAGTCCCTCCCGGACGGCGTGGAGCGCGTCTTCTTCGCGGCGCGGGGGTGCTCGTACACGTGGCAGCCGTACCGGGATGACCCCGCTGCTCGCCGCCTGCTGGCCCTGGCGGGCACCGGGGGCGTGTCGGAGGTGTTGCGCCGCTGGGGGCACGGCGTGGAGGCGCGGTACAGGCAGCGCTGCGACACCCTTGCGGACCTGGTGCGCCGGTGGGAGGCCAACGCCACCCCGGAGTACCGCCCGGACACCAGCCAGCCCGCGGAGTCCCGCCGACGGGCGGACGTCGACGTGGGGCGCGGCGAAGCGCCACAGGCTCTGGACCTGCCCGACACGCCAGCCGGCAGGGCATGGGCGCAGGTACTCGAGCGGATGCGCGAGCAGGGCGGGGGAGCGGCCTACATCGCGAGGCAGGCCCAGGGCCGCTTCCGCGCCGTCGAGCTGGCCGGCGGCTGTCTCGTGTTGGAGGCGCCGGACAAGTACGCCCTGACGTTGCTGGACGAGGACTACGGTGGCGCAGCGCTCAATGCCGCTGCCCGTACCCTGGACCTGGAACTGCGGGCCACCATCGCCGGCCAGCCCGCGGGCGCCCACGCCGGAGGTCTCCAATGACGGCCTGTGCCCGGCTGGCCCTCCTCGCGTGCGGCAGCAGCGGCCTCACGGTGGCGCACCTGCTAGCGCTCCGCGCCTACGTGCGCCGCTTCGCGGGAATCCGGTGCGCGCGTCTCATCCACGGTGCGGGGGACAGGCGCAGGGACGACCCCGTGGCGGCCATGGGGGCGGACCGGTTGTGGGAAGTGGCGTGCGCAGTGGAGTGGCCCGACTTCCAGGTGGAGGAGGTGGACCGCTTCCCGGCGCATTGGAAGACGCAGGGGCGCATAGCAGGCCCACTGCGCAACGAGGTGATGCGCGAGGCCGCGCGCGGGTACGCCCGGCTTGGGTGGACGGTTCGCTGGGTGGCCGCGCACACGGACCCGGGTCTGGGCAAGGGCACGGCCGGGATGGTGCGCATGTGTCGCGCCGAGGGGTGGAAGGGCCGCGTCCTGATTCTCTCTCATGATGGACAGGTGGTGTCCGAGGAGTCCGTTTCATGACGTGCCGCAAGCACCCTGAACTGGAGGAGTCGCTGCGCCTTGAGCGTGAGCGCGTCGCCGAGCTGGAGGCGCGGCTGCTCAAGGTGGCCACGGCCCTGGACAGATACGGGCGCCACGAGCGTGGCTGCCGCTTCGCGCGCACCAACGGCCGGTGCGCCTGCACATGCCTGCTGCACGAGCGCATCCGGGACGGAGGCATCAAGCCATGAGCCATTGCAAGCCGCCGTATGACGGGAGCAACGAGTCCGTCGTGGCCAAGGTCGCCAGAAGTTACGTCGAGGACATGCGGCGCCTGCGGCACCCGTATGTGCGCGCCATGGACCGCGCCGTGTCGAAGATGGAGCGCGAGTGCTCGCCGCTCCCGCCTGATGTCGTCATCGAAAAGGATGTCTGGGATGGCATCTACAGGGACATCGGCGAGGCATTCGCCGCCGTCGAGCGAGAGGCATCGCGGCCGGGCGGTGACGCGTGACGTGCCGAGCCCTCTACACACCGCCGGACCTCTGGGACGCGAACGACGCATGGAAGGCGAACTGCGGTCCGGCAGCGCTCGCCGCGGTGCTGGGCGTGCCGCTCGCCGCCGTTCGCAGGGCCTTCACTGGCTTCCCAGCGAAGCCTTGGACGACGCCCACCACCATGGCCGCCGCACTCGCCACGCACGGCGCACGACACCGCGTTATCCAGGGGATGCCCCAGGGGGACGTGCACGGAGTGGCCTTCGTCCAACTCCGGGGCACCTGGGACGCCGCGCCGGAGCGCGCTCAGTACCGGCACACGCACTGGGTGGGCCTGCACAGGGAGAGAGGAGAGCTGCACGTGTACGACTGCAACGCGGGGAGCGCGGGCGGGTGGCTGCCGTCCGAGGTGTGGAAGGCCCAGGTGCTGGCAGAAATCATCGCCGGGCACCGGGGCGCGTCTGGGAAGTGGGCCGTGCGCGTGGTGCTGGAGGTGCTCCGTTGAGCTGCTCGCGCATCGAATTCACCGTGCCCACCGGCACCGTCAACCCCACCAACACCCGGGAGCACCACCACGCGAGGGCGCGGCGCGTCCGGGACGAGCGGGAGGAGACGGCGGAGTCCTGGCCCGGGTGGACGGCGCCGGCACTGCTGGTGGTGCGGCTCACCCGCGTGTCGCCGCGGCTGCTGGACGGCGGGGACAACCTGCCGGCCGCGTTGAAGCCCGTGCGCGACGAGGTGGCCCGCCAGCTCCGGCTGGACGACGCCTCGCCGCTGGTCCGGTGGGACTATGAGCAGGTCCAGGGCCCTGCCGCGGTGGTGGTGGAGATGGCCTGGGGGGATGACCCGCTCGCCGTGGCCATTCGCGCCAAGGACGCGGTGCAGCCGCCCCCGCCGCCCGTGCCGCTGCTGACGGTGGCCAAGGCCAAAAAGGAGCGCCAGGCCCCGCCCCCCGGGAAGGCGGCGCCGGCGAAGTCCTGGGCGCAGCTTGCAACCCCCAATGTCCACAGGAGCAGGCCGTGACGTGCGCAGCGAAGCCCCTCACCGATGAGCAGCAGGCGCTGTGCCTCCAGTGGGAGGGGTACGCCCTCATGCTGGCCCACCGGCACCTTGCGCGGGCCAGGCACCTCCGACGGCAGGACGAGGACGTCCTCCAGGAGGCGCGGCTCGCCGTGGTGCGCGCTGCCCAGACGTGGAAGCCGGAGTTGGGGAAGTTCTGCACCTACGTCCTCTGGTGGGTGCGGAGCTTCCTCGGCAAGTACGACAGGCGCGGCTCGCGCGTGGTGCCGCTCCCGGCGGGCGAGTGGGTGCCGCCGCGAGAGTGGAGCCTCGACCAGCCTTCATCCGCTGTGGAGGGTGAGGAGGCGGACTCCACGCGGCTGGACCTGTTCACCCACGCCCCGGCGGAGGATGGGCTGGAGTCCCGGGACGGTGAGCGCCTCATGGCCCAGGCAGCCGATGCGCTGATGCGTCTCCGCCTCGCGGAGCTGAGCGATAGGCCGACTCGCACCCAGCGGGCACGTGTCCGGAGGGACGTCGCCCTCTTCCTCCGTTACCGCTTCGAGGGTGTGACGCTGGATATGCTCGCGTCCGAGTCCGGACTCACCACGCGCGAAGCTGTCCGGCAAATCGTGCTGCGAATCCAGCCTGCCTTTGACACCTGGGCGGCTGAGCTGCGCGCAGAGGCGGAAGGGTAGCCATGGCGTGCGCCCGTCCCGTCCAGCTCGAGCTGCCCTTGTCGCCACCGCGGCGCCGGCGCGGGGCCGAAGAGGGGGTGTGCCTCCGTGGTGCAGGTGGGCTCGACTGGCGCGAGGCGCGGCGCCTGGCGGACCGCGCACGGGAGCTCCTCCGCAAGGGAATCGCCCCCACCGTCGTGCATGAGGAGACGGGCATCCGCCTCAACACGTTGCACCAGATGCTGACGCGGCTCCGCCGTTTGCGCTGTGGGACTCCTGGGGTACCCCAGAGGGATGACCTGCGCTGACCAGCTCAAGGCCGCTCGCCTGTTGAACGCCTTCATCGCCACGTTGCGCGCCCGGCCCGAGGACAGGGACGAGGTGCTGGAGCGGCACGTGGCTTACGTGGGGGGGCCGGGTATGAGTGCGATTGACTTGGCGAAGTTGAAGTTGCTGGCGCAGGCGGCCCTCCCTGGTGGAGCAGGGTTCACGGCCTTGGTGATCTTCCGAGAGGTTGCGAACCCCGCCGCCGTCCTCGCGTTGATGGCAAGGCTTGAGGCAGCCGAGGAGCACGCGAAGACGCAGCATGATCGCGTGGAGTTCATCCTCAAGGACAATGAGCGGTTCCAGGCGCTGGCGACCGAGCACGCCGAGGCTCGAAGGAATGCGGAGGCATCCGAGGCCGCGCTGATTGAGCGGGTGGAGGAAGCCGAGCGCCGTGCCGACCTCCGCCAGAAGTTGCTGGACGCGGAGAAGGCTGAGCGTGATGCGTTACGGGAGCGGCTCCAGGGCGCCCAGGAGGAGGCGTATGGGGCGTTGGATGCCGCGCGAGCGGCAAACGAGGAGGCAGGGCGCCGCAGCGCGGAGATTGAATCGCTGAAGAAGCGCGCGGAGTTGGCGGAGAGCCGCAAGGAGCACACCGAGTACTGGTACGGCGTCCGGCTTGAGCGCCTGAAGGACATGGCGAAGGAGCGCGGATTCTGGCGGGAGATGGCCGCCATCATCGCCAACGGCACGGTCGGTGATGAGCCGCCCACCTACGCCCAGCAACTCAATCTGGCCATCGGTCGCGCCGAGGACGCCAAGAAGAAGAATGCCGCTCTACTGACGCGCGTCTCACAGTTCGAGGCGCTCGCCAGGGCGGCGCTGCTGGCGTTCCAGTACATCGACGACCGCTCGGCGGGCAGCTCTGATGCGTGGAATGCGCTCGCCAGTGCGCTGGGGATGGACCCGGGGGAGTCGGACGTCTCCGAGATGGTGACGGCGCTTCAGGCACTGGCCGTCACGTCGGAGGGACGATGAGCCCGCTCCTCTTCGCGCTGGTGGATGCGGGGCTGGTGGGCCGCGTGGAAGTGGCGCTGCGGGATTCTCTCAATCCGGCCCTGGATAGGTTCGCTGCCAGCGAGGCGCAGGTCGCCTTCAATGACACTGCCGCGACATGGAACTGGTGGCGCTCCCTCTGGCCGTTGGGAGGTAGGGCGTGACGGAGCTCCTGACCAGCCTCCTGGTTGCTGGGCTCGCATATGGACTCGGCTGGTGGGCTGGGCGCGCCGGCGCCAGGCAGCAGGCGAGTGGTATCCCTGCCGCTCCCGCCCCTGCGCCATCGCGAGCCCCCATTGCGAGCCGGACCTGGGAGTCCCACTTCGGCCCTGATGGCACGGTGATTTTGTACCTGCGCATGTCCCTGGCCGACGAGGTGCAGACGGCTACGGGGACTGTCGGGGTGACGATTCCGCCGGGCGAGGTTGCCAAGGACGTCAAGGCCCGGCTGATTCAGCGGCAGGCGGACCTGGTGGACAACTGCCTCGGCTGGGGCATGCGCGTCCCTGAGATGACGGCCGCTGCGCCCGGCAAGCCGCGCAGGCAAGAGGCGGCATCATGACGCTCAGCGAGCGCCGGGACATCGAGGACGCACTGACGCGCCTCTGGCCACGTATCCAGGTGCAGACGCCGGAGGAGGGCGCGGCCGTGGCCGTCCTGCGCGCCGTCTACCCGTCGCTGCCGGTGCCTGGGGATGCGGTGGACACCATCGGCTGGTGCACTGGCCTCCCGTCTCCAGAAGATGTGACGGCTCACGCGCAGGCAGCTGCCGTCCACGACGACGGCGCCCAGTGGCTGTGCACCGACCGCACGTTCCCAGGGGTGACTGTCATCCGTCTGAAGGTCCTCGACGGCCGCGTCATGCTCCAGAACGGCCACTCCTTCTGGCAGGCGCTGGACGAATGCCGGTGGGCGCCGAAGGCACGCTTCCGGCCCGTGGATGTCGAGGGCTGCGCGATGCCTCGGCCACCTGCGACGAGGGGCGGAAGGGCTCCCGTGCGTCCCACCTGCCCGAAGTGCAAGGCCTCGTCCTGCGTGGCCCCGGGCCGGTGCGACGACCCGGAGCACTTCTTCGGAGGGATTGGGCCTTGACGCTCCCCGAATGGCTTGTCACCGCGGTGGCCTACGCCGTCATCAGCACCGGCGCGGCCTACCTGCTGTCGGTGTGCCTCAGCATCTCCATCGCCTTGCTGGAGCACGCCCTGCGCTGCCTGGGCCTTTGGCGGGACGTCGCGATGGCGCTGTTCGTCGTCTGGGCACAACGGAAGAAGGGGAAGCGGACATGAGGACGTGCGGACACAACACGGCGCAGTACAGGTGTGACACCTGCGTGGAGGACGTGCGGCGCCAACTCCCGCGTTTCCCTCTCCAACTAATGCGTGGGGCTGTCGGTCCGGTTGCCATCCCCTGGCCTGTGGCCGAGCGTGCCTGGGCCGTCTACGCGCAGTTGCACGGCACCAGCCAGAGCGTGGAGCGCCTCGCCGAGCGTGGCGGCTTCAACTGGGGCGAGATGGACCTGTACCTGCCCGGGTGGCGCGAACTGGCGCGGAGACCTCCAGTCCCCCAGCCTCCGGCGGCGCGAGGAACGGGGCTGTTCATCGTCGTGGAGGGCGGCGACGGCGCGGGGAAGTCGGAGCTCCTGCGGGGCTTGGCCCAGGCTCTCAAGGCGGACGGCCACCAGGTGGTGCTCACCGCGGAGCCGAGCACCGGCCCCACCGGCCAGCAGCTGCGCGCGCTGCTCGCGGACCCAGAGGCGGCTCAGGCCACATCCCCCGCAGAGTGGGCGCTGCTCTTCGCCGCGGACCGCCTGCACCACCTGCGCACCGTGGTCCGGCCCGCGCTCGCGGCCGGCTTCCTGGTTCTGTCCAGCCGCTACACCCTCTCGTCGCTGGCGTACCAGGGGCCGGCGCTGGGGATGGAGTGGGTCGAGGTGGTGAACGCGCACGCGCAGGCACCCGACCTGCTGCTCTTCGTCGACACCCCGCCGGAGGTTGGCCTGGCTCGACTGGCCGGCCAGCGGGAAGCGGATGCCTTCGAGACGCTGGAGCGGGCGCGCGCCGCCGCCGCGGGGTACGCCCAGGCCCTGGCGCGCGTCGAGGCCTCCGGCGGGACGGTTCACCGTCTGGACGGAACCCTGATCGTCGAGGAACTGGTGGAGAGGGCGAGGGCGCTGGTCCCCCGGCTGCCTCTGCTCAGGAAGGGGAAGGGCGCGGGCCTGGGCGAGATGCTGGAGCCCACCTGCGACCACGACGTCCAGCCCGTGCCCGGCGACGAGGACTGGGGCCGGTGTGTGCGGTGTCGGGAAGAGGGATTCCCGCTCACTGAGCGCTCGGCCTACGGAGACGTGAAGTGCAGGACCTGCAAGGACACGGGGTTGGTGCCGTGCCTCTTCGAGAAGCCGGGACAGCTCTTCGGGGACCGTGCGTGCCCTGCGGAGGGGTGCCAGGCGGGAAGGGACGCGACGTGACGAACCGGACGCGGGTGTCGTGCGCGCTGAATCGCCTGGGCGCCGTCGTCGTCCGCAAGGCGGAGGTGGTGGAGGGCAGCGGAGAGCGCGTGGCGGTGTGGACGTTGCCAGGGGACGTGGGGATTCGTGCCCTCCCGGGCGCCAGCTCGTCCCCCGCGGCGTGGGCCCTGCTCGCGGAGGACTGCGAGGTGCGAGCTCGGGCGGCAGGTGCTGGTCCTGGGCGGACGGCGTGGGAGGCGCTGGTCCTGGACGCCAAGGCCCGGCCTGCCCAGGGCCTGCGGGCAGGAGGTACCCCGGGAGCGGAGGGTGACACGGCCGGGAATGCCTACCGGGTAGCCCTGGACGGAGCGGTGTGCTGGCGCCAGGAGGCGGAGGCGACGGGGAAGTACGAGGACTGGGAGTTGTACGACTCGGCGCTTCACCACGCATGGCGGTGCCGTGCGTACCTGCTCCGGAGGGATGGGCCATGAAGGGGGCGGAGAACGTCGAGGACCCGGGCGGGCGCTTCGCGTACCGGGACATCACCTTCAATGACGCGGACGGCCCCCATGTCGTCTGCGTCTTCTGCGCGGGCCGTGTGGCCACGCGGCTCTGTGACGCACCAGTGCCGCCACGGATGGAACGAGGCAAGGTTCGGCACACCTGCGACAACACGCTGTGCGCGGAGAGCTCCCAGCGCATCGGGAAGAAGGACTACTGCCCCAGCCATAGGAGGGAGGAGTGACACCCCACGTGCACCGTCCTCCCCGGTGCCGCTTGTGCGGCAGGCCCCTGGGCTGCATGTGCCCGAAGCTCCCGTTCCGCGCCCCAGCGCACGCCAATTGGGGCCGGTCCGTGCCCGCCACGCAGCCCCGGGGCGCCTCTCGTGCGCCTCCCGTCGCCGGGTGATACTGGAGGCGCCATGCCGTCCTGCTCCCAACCTCCTGCGCAGTGCTCCGAGGCTGACTGCCGCAACGCGGCCGCGCCCCGGCACAAGCGGTGCTGGGCGCACCTCAAGCGGGTGACGCGGGGCCAGTCGATGTCGACGCCCCTGGCGCCGGCATATGAGTCCCCCTGGGAGCGACTCACCGCCGCTGCCCTGGCCTACGCCGACGCCAGCGACGACGAGGAGGAGTTCGCCAAGGCCAGGGACAGGCTGCGCAAGGCAGCCCTTGCATACGCTGGGGAGACTCGTCGGCCGGACGCTCCTTCGCCGCCACGGCGCCGACGAATCAGTCAGCGTGAAGTGCAACTCCAGCTTTGGTAACTCCAGCTTTGGTAAGGAAGAGCCGACGGGGACGCGTAGATCAACACCCTGGCGCCTTCGCAGTGCGCGGGGGCCCACTGTTGCGCCGCTACTCCCCCTTGCCGCCCGTTGCCTTGCCAATGATGCCGGCGATGCGCTCCGCGTAATGGAGGACCGAGTGCCACGTCACCCACCAACTGGTGGTGGCGACCTTCAGGTAGATGAACCAGAAAGGCCGACCAGCCGCCGACATCGCATTGATTCGTTCAAGCGCGTCGCCAATCTCCTCGCTGGCCAGTCGTTTTGGCACCCACATCGACAGCAAGTCGAGCATCCACGTGGCTCGTTGAACGGTTGGGTGCCCGCCACGCGCCATGAGGGCTCCGGCGGTTGTTGAGAAGGCACGCCCAATCGCTCGTGCCATGCGGATATGCAAGGGACTTGAAACCTGCTCACGCTCAGGCCGGAATTGTTCAAGGCCTTTGCCGTTCGGTCTGCTCATCTCAGCGAGGAACCAGCTCTCATTGGGACGAGTTTTCCCACGGAGCGGAGGGGCGGAGCGTTGTGCAGCCGCGCGAAGGAGTTTGCGCTGGAGCTCAACAATGGCTGCGCGGGAGAGGCAATCCGGATCGAAACACTGGTGCTCGGCGTCAGGCCTCAGGCGCGAGAAGGATTTCTTCAAGTTGCGAGAGCGCTGCTTCATGTGAGCGCCTCCGTTGGAACCAGCCCAAAGAGTCCTGAAAGAGCTTGCCGTTGCTCCGTTGCCGCGCGGCGCCCCTCGCCGGTTAGTTCGTAGTACCGGCGCGGGCGCCCACCCCGTTCTGGAACCGGCTCGCCATCAAAGCTGCGTAGCAGCCCGTCGCGCTCCATCGCTCGGAGTGCAGGGTAGACGGTACCCTCAAGCAGGGTGATGCTCCCCCCGGTTCGCTCCCGGACCTGGTCGATGATTTCCAGGCCGTAGCTCTTCCCTCGTGTGAGCACGGCCAGGATTGCTGCCTGTGTCAGTGACGTCATGACCGGATAGTAATCTCAGGTTTCGGGGTTGCAACCTAGAATCATGAGAATTGGTCTCCTTGTGGGCGTCCAGGTGGAGGAGGCGAGCCCGTATCCGACCTTCCTTCCGAATGGCTCCTCGCCGGACGGTGTCCACGCTGCCCGGGAGACTCCTCCCTGTGGCAAGCAAGCGTCGCAGGCAGTCCAGCTCCAGCCCTGGCCCGAAGGCCCCCGCTGAGTCCTCGCGGGCGCTGACGGCGAAGCAGCGCCGGTTCGCCGAGCTGTACGATGGCAACGGCACGGAGGCCGCGCGCCAAGCCGGGTACTCAGGCAGCGACAACGTCCTGGCCCAGACCGCCCGGGGGCTCCTCAGAAATCCTCACATTCGCGCACTCATTGACGCGCGCGAAGGGAAGCAGGTCGGCCCCCGCATCGCCACGCGGGAGCAGCGACAGGCCTTCTGGACTGAGGTGATGGGGGACGTAGACGAGGCGACGTTGGCTCGCCTCAAGGCGTCGGAACTCCTGGGCAAGAGCCAGGGGGACTTCCTCGAGCGGGTGGAGATGGCCGGCAAGGGCGGCGGTCCCGTCCAGGCCGAGGTGAAGGCCGACGTGAAGGCCGAGGTGAAGCATGTCGAGCCCGACCCCGAGCGTATTGCAACCATCGCAGCCATTCTCGCCCGGCTGGGTGCGCTCCCTGCCCCCGGAAGCACAGAGCCAGCTCGCGCGGCTGATGGAGCCGCGCATGACTAAGTACGTGCCGCACCGGCCGCACGCCACCCAGGCGGCATTCCTCCTGCTGGGCGCGGTGCGCGAGGTGCTCTTCGGTGGGGCCGCAGGCGGCGGCAAGTCCGATGCGCTCCTCATGGCGGCGCTTCAGTACGTCGATGTGCCGGGGTACGCCGCCGTCCTCTTTCGGCGCACGTACCAGGACCTGAACCAGCCTGACGCGCTGATTCCCCGCAGCAAGGCGTGGTTGATGGGGACGGATGCCCACTGGGACAAGGAGCTTCACCAGTGGAGCTTCCCCGCGGGGAGCGTGCTGAAGTTCGCGTACCTTCAGCACGCGGACGACGTCTACAACTACCAGGGCGCGGCGTACCAGTTCATCGGCTTCGACGAGGCGACGCAGTTCACCCAGCCCATGTACGACTACCTTCATGGGCGCCTGCGCAAGCCGGAGTCCATGGATGTGCCGCTGCGCATGAGAGGGAGTGCCAACCCCGGCGGCATTGGCCATGAATGGGTGAAGGCGAAGTTCATCGACGTCCCGCCCAGCAGTGAAGTCGCATTCGTGCCCTCGAAGCTGGAGGACAACCCCAGCCTCAACAAGGCGGAGTACGAGAAAAGCCTCGCCGCCATCGCAGACCCTGTCCTGCGGATGCAGCTCCGCCACGGCGACTGGAATGTGCGCCCGGCAGGCAAGCTTTTCCGCCGCGAGTGGTTCCACTTCGTGGATGAAGTGCCGGCCGGACTGCGGTGGCTGCGCTACTGGGACCTGGCCGCCACCGAGGAGCGCGTGGGGGCCAGGGGCAAGCCCAAGAACGACCCGGACTGGACGGCGGGCGCCAAGGTGGCGGTGCGGAAGCTGGAGGGCGGCGCGCACGAGCTGTGGATACGGGACGTGCGCCGCATCCGCGGAACGCCCCGCGAGGTGGAGTCCTTCATCCGCGCAACGGCTGAGGAGGATGGGCGGGCCGTCCCAATTTGGCTTGAGGAGGAGGGCGGCAGCAGCGGGAAGAACACCACCTACAACTACACCGCGCGCGTCCTTTTCGGCTTCACCGTCCGCGGGCACCGGAAGACGGGCAGCAAGGTGGAGATGTGGGGGCCGGTCAGCTCTCAGGCCCAGGCTGGAAACGTGCACCTGCTGCGCGGTGCATGGAACAGCTGGTGGGTGGAAGAAGCCGTGGCCGCTCCGAACCCAGGCGTCCACGACGACGGGCTGGACGCGGTCGCCGGCGGCATGGCGGTGGCGTCCGCCCCCTCTAGCACCATGAACGTGGGGAGCTACTGATGCCCGGCGCGTGTGCGAAGCCCGCGGAGATTGCTGCCTCGCTGTACGTGGCGGATGGGTACCGCGCCTGGCTGGCCCAGTCCGCCGTGGCGAAGGCGGCCCGCCTGGCGCGCGCCGCTGCGCCGCTGGAGACGGGCGGCATGCTGCTGGGGCAGGTGGTGGACGGCGAGGCCCACGTCTTCGCAGTGACAGGGCCGGGGCGGAAGGTGCGCCTCGCCCGCTACACCTTCGAGTCGGACAGGGCCCGCGACAACCGGTTGGTGCATCGCGTGTGGCCGCGCCTGCGCTACCTGGGCGACTGGCACACGCACCCGGGCGGCCGGCCCGTGCTGTCCGCCATGGACCTCGCCTCCATTCGCGAGACGCTGACGCCGGACAGGCCGGAGTTGCTGGAGCTGCTGCTGGCGGGCCCGCCGGGCATGGAGTCCTTCGAGGTGGCCCTCTTCACCATGGTGCGTGGTGAGGATGCGCCGCGGCGCATGACAGGAGGTGGCGAGTGATGGCCGCCCGTCACCGCCCAGGGAGTGGCAGGCGCCTACGCGGCCGAGGCCTTCCGCTGGCTGCCCGGCGTGACTCCGTCTGGGTGGTGGTGCGCTTCTCCGCGCACCTGGAGGACCCGCACCGTCGCCGGCTGACGCGCCTGGCCTCGGACACCTGGGCCTACGTCCACCTGCGGCGCCAGGGCAACGCGGAAGAGGGGAGGGCCTGACATGGCGGCGAACAAGGTGAACGCGCAGAGCAGCGCGTATAGGGACATGCTGCCGGACTGGCAGTTGGTGTTGGACTTGATGGGCGGCACCCGGGCCATGCGCGCGGCCGGAGAGCGGCACCTGCCGCGCCACCCCCGTGAGACGCCGAAGGAGTACCGGGCGCGACTCAACCGCACCTTCCTCTTCAACTACTTCACCAAGGTGCTGGGGAGCCTCGCCGCCAAGCCCTTCGCCAAGCCCGTGCGGCTGGGCGACGCTGCGCCGGAAGAGCTGCAGGCCCTGGCGGATGACGTGGACCGGCAGGGGCATGACCTCACGGCGTGGGCCCGCCCCGTCTTCGCGGACGGCTTGGCGAAGGGCTTCACCCACTTCCTCGTCGACTTCCCGGTGGTGGACCCGGAGAGGGTGAAGACGCTGGAGGACGAGCAGCGCGCGGGCGTCCGCCCCTACTTCGTCCACATCCCCGCTGAGGCCCTCATCGCGGCCTACTCCGAAGTGGTGGATGGCGTGGAGCGCCTCACGCACGTGCGCTTCCGCGAAACGGAGGTGCGCATGGTGGGCTACGCCGAGGTTGTGGTGGAGCGCATCCGTGTCCTTGAACCGACGAGGTGGGAGGTCCACGAGCGCGTCGGCAACGGCGGATGGACGCTGGTGGAAGACGGGGAGAACCAGCTGGGCTTCATCCCCCTCGTCACCTGGTACGCCGGCGAGCGCAAGGCGCTCATGCAGGCCCGGCCGCCGTTGTTGGACCTGGCCTTCAAGAATGTGGAGCACTGGCAGTCGGCCAGCGACCAGCGCAACGTCCTCACCGTGGCGCGCTTCCCGATGCTCGCGGCGTCTGGTGTGTCGCCGCCGTCGGGTGGGGAGGGCCAGGGCGAGGACAGCAACAAGCTCACCGTCGGCCCGCACACGCTGCTCACCACGGAGAGCCCGCAGGGGAAGTTCTACTACGTCGAGCACGGCGGGGCGGCCATCGCCGCTGGTCGCCTCGACTTGGAGGACCTGAAGGACGAGATGGCGGCGCTCGGCATCGAGCTGCTCGTCAAGCGCTCCGGCACGGCCACGGCCACCGAGAAGTCCATCAACGAGGCGAAGAGCCAGAGCGAGCTTCAGGCCATGGCGGAGAGCTTCGGGGACGCCCTTGAGTTGGGCCTCCACTTCGCTGCTCAGTGGATGCGGCTCCAGGTGGATGACGCCTCGCTGAAGGTGCAGGTGCACACCGACTTCGGGCTGACGGAGCAGGACAAGCAGGACCTGGACGTCCTCTTCAAGGCGCGAGCGAAGGGCGACATTTCACGCGAGGCCTTCCTCGCCGAGCTCAAGCGCCGGGGCGTCCTTGCGCCGGACTTTGATGCGGCCCTGGACGCGGATCGGCTGATGTCCGAGGGCCCGCCCCTGGGCACCTTCCGGCCCGCTCCCTCGGCGCTCGGCGCTGGGCGCGCGCCAGCCGCCGCTCCAGTGCCTGGGGACGCTCCCGCTTCAGGAGGTGCCGCGTGACGTCCGTTCGCTTCGATAGGAGGTGGGACGTGCGTCGCAACGCAGAGGGGCGCGTCGTCCTCACCCTGGACGAGAACTTCTACTACGGCAGTGAGGGCGAGGATTGGGAGTCCGTGCAGACCGCGCGGACTACCATCGTCCTCGCTGAGACGCTGGGCAGGGACATCTGGGCGTCCGTCCACAAGCAGCGGGGCAACGCCATTGAGCTGGCCCTCAAGGACGGGGCCCGGGTGACGAGCGTGGAGGTGCCGCCTCCGTCGGAGGAGCCTCGGTCCAAGTCCTGGCGAGTCCGGGGCGCCGAGCTGGCGCTGCGCGCGGTGCACCACCTGGTGGACGAAGTGCGCCGCCGCGAGCGGGGAGGGGCATAAGTGGCCACCACCCGCCGCACAGCCAACGAGGAAATCCTCGAGCGGACCATCGCGCACTCCGTGCAGGTGGAGCGCTACAAGGCGGGCACCGTCCGCCGGGTGGTGGAGCTGCTCAACGCCACCGAGGAGAGCCTCGAAGCGCAGCTGGCCGTCCGGGTGGAGCGCATCCTCGCAGCGGGTGGCTTCGATGCTGGGCCGGAAACCACCGCACGCCTGCAGGAGCTGCTGGAAGTGGTGGGCGGCGTGCGCGCCGAGGCATACGCCGCGGCGGCCGGCTTCCTCCGCGAGGAGTTGTCCGTCTTCGCCGCCTACGAGGCCCAGTGGCAGGCGGCGCTGCTCCAAGAGACGCTCATCGTCGAGTTGGGCGTCGTGGCCCCGTCCGCGGAGGTGCTGCGCGCGGCCGTCTTCGAGCGCCCCTTCGCCGGCGCTGTCTTCGAGCACTGGGTGGAGGCGCTTCCGCCCGCCGACCTGGAGCGGATTTCCCGGGCCGTCCAGGTGGGCGTCGTGGAGGGGCAGACGACGCAGCAGATTGTCCGGAGCGTGGTGGGCACCCGCGGGGCCTCGTACACGGACGGCGTGGTGGAGATGTCGCGGCGCAGCGCGGAGACGCTGGTGCGCACCTCCCTCAACCACGCCTCCACGCAGGCCCGTGAGGAGGTGTACCGGGCCAACGAGGACATCATCGAGGAGGTGCGCTGGGTGGCCACGCTGGACGGCCGCACGACGCTGGGCTGCATCGCACTGGACGGCAAGACGTTCCCCACGCGCGAAGGCCCGCGACCGCCCAGGCACCCCGGGTGCCGCTCCTCAACGGTGCCGGTCATCAACGGGGTGAAGCTGGTGGGCGACAGGCCGGCCGTCACCGACGCGCGCACCCGGCGCCAGCGGGAAATCGACTTCCGCGCGGAGGCGAAGGCGAAGGCCGGGGCCGCGTGGAAGGACATGTCCGAGAAGGAGCGGCGCGGTGCCATCGCCCGCGTCCGTGAGAAGTGGGCGCGGGAGAACATCGGCCAGGTGCCCAAGGGGCTGTCCTACGAGGACTGGCTGCGCCGTCAGTCCGCCAGCTTCCAGGACGAGGTGCTGGGCCCCACGCGCGGGCAGCTCTTCCGCAACGGCGGGCTCAGCGTGGACCGATTCACCGACGCGAGCGGCAAGACGTTGACGTTGGAGGCGCTCCGCGAGGCGGAGGCCGAGGCTTTCAAGAAGGCGAAGTTGTAACCGGCCCACTGGGCCGAGAAGGGAAGCGGTATGGATTTCGAGTGGCAGACGGAGTTGGACGCGGTGGACATCGTCCCCGAGAAGTTCCGCAACCTGTACGCGAAGGGGGACAGCGGGAAGTTCGCGCTCGACGCCGACGTGGCGAAGCGCATGGACACCACGGGACTCAACACCGCCCTGGAGAAGGAGCGGAAGAACAACAAGGTGCTCGCGGAGGCGCAGAAGGCCTGGACGAAGCTGGGCAAGGCCCCCGAGGAGGTGGAGAAGTCACTCGGAGAGCTGAAGGCTGCACTCGCCAAGGCGCAGGAGGGGAAGGACGGCGCTGCCAACTTCGAGAAGCTGAAGGCCGACCTCGAGTCCGGCCACGCGAACGCGCTCAAGGAGCGTGACACCGTCGTCGAGCGCATGCGGGGCAGCCTGCACAAGCACCTGGTGGAGGCGGAGGCGACGGCCGCCATCGCGGAGCTGAAAGGGAGTGCAGTGCTCCTCTTGCCTCACGTCCAGAAGCATGTGAAAGTGATTGAGGAAGGTGGCCACTTCTTGGCTCGGGTTGTTGACGCAGAGGGGGATCCTCGCGGCAACGGCAAGGGCGGCTTCATGACGATTCGGGAGTTCGTCACGGAGCTCAAGAAGGACACCAACTTCGCTCGGGCCTTCGAGGCTTCGGGTTCCTCCGGTGGCGGGACGCCTGCGGGGGGCAAAGCGGGCGGGATGCCCGGTGGTACCGAGAAGCTCGGTGCTCCGCAGAAAATCGCGGCGGCTCTGGCGGCTCGACGCAACAAGTAGCCCTCGGTGCGCGGGATGCGGCCGGAGGCAAACCGAGCGGGATGCTCGGCCGCTGTCCTCTCTCGACTCCACACTACACGTGCGCGCCAGGGCCCGAGTCGCCTTCCGCCCTTGGCGCGTCCGCAATCCCTCTCAGCCTCCCTCTCACCGAGGAGGAGCGACACCCCATGGCTTCAATCACCCTGGCCGAATCCGCGAAGCTGTCTTCCGACGCCCTTGTCTCCGGCGTCATCGAAACCATCGTCACCACGGACCGGCTCTTCGAGCGGCTGCCCTTCGACGAGTTGGAGGGCAACTCCTTCACCTTCAACCGTGAGTCGGTGCTCGGCAACGTCGAGGTGCTGGGCGTCGGTGGCACCATCACCGCGAAGAACCCGGCCACCGTCGAGCAGGACACCGCGACGCTCACCCGCATCATCGGTGACGCCGAGGTGGACGGGCTCATCCAGGCCACGCGCTCCAACGTCAACGACCAGGAGGGCTACCAGATTGTGTCCAAGGCCAAGTCGGCCGGGCGCAAGTTCCGCAGCATGTTCATCAACGGCACGGGGCTCAGCAACGAGTTCCCCGGGCTGCTGGCGCAGGCGGCGGCGGGGCAGACGCTGGTCGCGGGGACGAATGGCGCCCTCTACGACGTCGGCTTCCTGGACGAGCTCATCTCCAAGGTGAAGGCGAAGGACGGTGAGGTGGACTTCATCACCATGGCGGAGGTGATGCTCAACCGGCACTACGCGTACCTGCGCAAGCTGGGCGGCGCGAGCATCAGCGAGGTCATCACCCTGCCGAGTGGGAAGACGGTGCCGGCGTACCGCGGCATCCCCATCTTCGTGAATGACTACATCCCCACCAACCAGACGGAGGGGACGGCGACGGACTGCACCAGCATCATCGCGGGCTGCTTCGACGACGGCAGCCGAAGCGTGGGCATCGCCGGGCTGACGGCGCCGGGGGATGCAGCGGGCATTCACATCAAGGAGGTGGGTGAGCACCAGGAGAAGGACGAGCGCATCACCCGCGTCGTCTGGTACTGCGGCACGGCCGTCTTCAATGACTACGCGCTCGCCGTCGCGAAGGGCATCCGCACCGCGCCGCTGGCCCCCTGAGCCACTCCCCACGCATTTCGCGGGGAGGCGTGCTGCCTCCCCGCTCCCTCTTTCCACAGCAGGAGCAGTCATGGACGGCATTCGGATGATTCTGGTGGGCCCCAACGAGGGCAAGGACATCACCCTGGGCGGCTTCACCTTCGAGGACGGTGAGTTGGTGCTGCCGCCGCGCAGCAGCGGGCCCGCGCAGCGCATCCTCTCGCGCTACTACAGCGCGTTTCCCGAGGGCAGCGTCGAGGGGCGGAAGGCGAAGGAAGCCTATGAGCGGGCGCGGCGTGGCGGCGCCGGTGCCGCTCTCCCCGCGGTGGGCACCACGCAGTCGGAGGCGGACGGCCAGGTCCGCGAGCTGCGGCAGGCCCTCGACGAGGGCATGTCGGAGCTGGAGCGGGTGAAGGCCGAGCTGCGCGCCGCGCAGGCGCAGCTGCGCGACGCGACGCAGACGTCCCCCCCGCCGCCTCCGGCGCCTGTGCCTGCCCCCGCCGAGGAGCCGCCCGCCGCGAAGGGCAAGGCCAAGGCGAAGGCGGAGTAGCCAGCAGCCTCTGGAGGACACCCCATGCCCTTCGACGCGACACCCAGCGGCCCGTCCGCGAACTCGTACTGCACGGTGGTGGAGGCGGACGCCTACCACTCCGCGCGCGGCCACAACGCCGCGTGGGAGTCCGCCACGCAGGAGGCGAAGGAGCGCCACCTCATGTGGGCCACCAGCCTCCTGGACGCGCACTACGGCTACGTGGGCAGCCGGGCCGAGGCGGAACAGGCCCTGGCCTGGCCCCGGCGCGGCGTGGTGCTGGACGGGGTGACGCTTCCCACCACCGCAGTGCCGCTGCGCGTGCGCGGCGCCACGGCGGAGTTCGCCTTTCGCCTCATGGGGGAGGACTGGACGGCCGGCCTCGGGCCCATTGTGGACGAGGGCGTGAAGGTGGGTCCGCTGGAGACGTCTCCGGAGCGGCACGTGCCGATTCCGGAGCAGGTGGCCACGCTGCTGCGCCCCTTCCTCCCTGGTGCCCGCGTGGGCGGCATCGGCACCGTGGGGCTTCTCCGAGGATGAGCGCCCAGGCAGACAGACTGGCCGCCAAGGCCCTCGCGCTGCTGAAGCGCTACGGGCAGGGCGCAACCCTCACCCGGCGCACGCCGGGGGCGTATGACCCGGCCCTCTCCACGGCGCCGGCCACCGTCACCACGCACACGGTGCAGGTGCTGGTGCAGGCCGACAACGGGTACCAGGAGCTGGTGCCCGCCGGCACGGTGAAGGTGGGCAGGCGCAAGCTGCTGGTGGCCGCGGCCGGGCTGCCGGTGACGCCGGGCCCTGGTGACGAAGTGGGGCCGCTGGAAGGGGCCACCTGGCGGGTGCTTCGGACGGACCCGCCGGTGCAGTTGCAGGGCACTCCCGTCCTCTACGTACTCAGGGTGGCAGCATGACGCTGAAGAAGACGGACGCGCGTGTCCGGCGCGGTGCCAGTTTTGCTCGGCAGGTGCAGGCCTTCGTCCAGACGACGGAGGAGCGCGCCAACGAGGTGGTGCGGAAGACGGCGCTGGGCATCCTGGCCAACGTCGTCACCGCCTCGCCCGTGGACACGGGGCAGTTTCGGGCCAACTGGCGCGCGGGCGTGGGCGCTCGGCCAGACGGCACCGTGGAGGCCATGGACAAGGACGGCGGCGCCACCATTACCGCGGCGAAGGAGGCACTGGAGTCCGCGAAGCTGGGCGACACGGTGTACGTCGCCAACAACCTGCCCCAGGGCCGCAGGCTGGAATTCGGCCACAGCCAGCAGGCGCCGAACGGCATGCTGCGCGTCACCCTGGCCAACCTGCCTGAGATTCTCGGGGAGGCCGTGGGCGAGGCGAAGCAAGAGGCAGGGAAGGGGGACGGCACGCCGTGAGTCCGCCCCTCCTCGACATCCCCCAGGCGCTGGAGCTGCGCGCACGGGAGGTGTTGGCGCCGCTGCTGGGCGAGGCCAACCTCGCCTACCCCAACGTCGTCTTCACCCCCACGCCGGGCGTGCCCTGGGCTCGGCTGGACTGCCTCCCGGCCCGGACGTCACCCGCCGGCGCCGGGGTGGACTCGCACACGCGGCGCCCGGGTGTCTTCCAGGTGCTGCTCTTCCACCCCATGGGCGAGGGCACGGCGGCCAGCCTCACCGTGGCCCAGGCGCTGTGCGACGCCTTCAAGCGGGGGACGAGGCTGGAGCGCAACGACACGGTGGTGAGCATCCACTCCGCCTCTGTCGGCCCCGCGCTGCGTGACGAGCCGTGGTGGGCCACGCCCGTCAGCATTTCCTGGTTGGTGCACTCGTTGGACTGAGCAGCCCCTCGCGGGCGGCAGGAGAAGAGACATGGCTTCAGCTTCTGGGCAGCGGACCGCGCTGCGCTTCGCACCGGAGACTGCGTACGGCGTGCCTGGCACGGCGTACCAGGTGCTCCGCTTCACCGACACCAGCCTCAACCTCGCGAAGGAGACGTACCAGTCCAACGAGATTCGGGCCGACAGACAGACGGCCGACTTGCGCCACGGCATGCGCAGCGTGGGCGGCGACTTCTCCTTCGAACTGTCCCGCGGCACCTTCGACGTCCTCTTGGCCGCCGCCCTCAGCGGTACGTGGCGGACGGTGACGACGGGCGCGGCCTCGCTGGAGGCGGAAGCTGACGCCTTCGTCCGTGACTCGGGCAGCTTCCTCGAGGATGGCTTCCTGCCCGGGGACATGGTGACGGCCACAGGCTTCGCCGAGGCGGGCAACAACGGACGGGCGAAGGTGGTGGCAGTGTCCGCGCTGCGCCTGGAGGTGGACAGGGCCCTCACCGTGGATGCTGCCGCCGCGGGGCGCACCGTCGCCATGGTGGGCCAGCGCCTGGCCAACGGCACCGAGCTCGTCACCTTCGGCCTGGAGCGGGCCTTCACCGACATCAACCAGTTCCTCCTGTACCGGGGCTGCGCGGTGGACAGCCTGTCCCTCTCCGTGGCGCCCGGGGAAATCGTCACGGGCACTATGGGCTTCCTCGGCAAGGACATGGTGCAGGCCACGGCCACCCACGCGGCGACGCTGGCACCAGCTGGCACCGGCAGCCCCTTCGACGCCTTCACCGGGGCGCTCTACGAGGGCGGGCAGTTGGTGGCCAACGTGACGGCCGTTGAGCTGGAAATCGCCAACGGCCGCAGCGTCCAGGGCGTCGTCGGGCAGAACAGCCCCCAGGAGATTCACGAGGGCGGCTTTCTCGTCACCGGCAGCCTCTCCGCCTACTTCAAGGACGCCGTGCTCCTCAACCGCTTCATCAACGAGGAGGAGTCCAGTCTGGAGTTGCTCCTGGAGGACGTGAACGGGACGGACTTCCACAGCATCCGCTTCCCGCGGCTCAAGTACACGGGCGGCGACGTCGACAACCCGCGCGAGGGCCCCGTCACCGTCAGCCTGCCCTTCACCGCGCTGCTGGATGCCACCAGCGGCGCCACCATCCTCTACCAGCGCAGCAACCCGTAACCGGCGCTCCCGCGCCTCCACTCACTTCCCAGAAGGAGTAGCCCCCTATGATTACCGCCGCTTTCGACATCGGCAGCCTCCAGCGCAGCGACACCACCACCGTGGAGATTCTCCACCCCGTCTCCGGCGACGCGACGGGGATGAAGGTGGTAGTGCACGGCGTGGACTCGCCCACCTACCGTGAAGCGGACCGCGCGCTGCGCAATCGCCGCCTCCACAAGCTGCAGCACTCCGGCCGCAATACGAAAATCACCGCAGAGGGCACCGACGCGGACGGGCTCGAGTTGCTGGTGCGCTGCACGGCCTCGTGGGAGGGCTTCAAGGAGAATGGCCAGCCGCTGCCCTTCACGAAGGACAACGCCCGCCGGGTGTACGAGGAGCACCCCTGGCTGCGCCGGCAGGTGGACGCCGCCGTCACGGACGCCGCCAGTTTTTTCGCCTCGTCGCCGAGCAGCTCCTCGGCTTCGCTCAGCACCAGTTCCGACTGAGCCGACAGGACGCGTCCGGGGTGTCTCTCCGGGCGCACCTGGAGCAGGTGGCCAAGTCCACCGGCGAGGTGCCGGCCGAGCTGGTGGGAGAGGACGAGCTACCTGAAGCACTCGCCCACGTTTGGGAGTGGTTCTGCGAGTTGAGCAACGCGAGGGCGCCCGGGGCCTTCTCCCTGGCGCCCATCAGCTACCAGGACATTGAGGCATGGGCGCGCCTCACCGGGGCACAGCCCACGCCTGCCGAGGTGGGCCTCCTCCGGCAACTCGACGATGCGTTCCGCGTGGAGATGACACCGAAGTCGAAGAAGTGAGGGAGGCGGACTTGCTACTGCTGCTTCGGGACGACGGGACGGGCAGCGGACTCCTTCGTTTTCATTTCGGCCTTCCATTTTGCCGAAGCGGCCTCGATGCCCTGAAGCTCGGACACCGGCTTGATGATCTCCGTGCCGGTATCCTTGTCGCGGAACCCGAAATGGGTCCACCCATCCTTCTCCATCGCTTCCTTTGCACCGTCGTAGTTGGAGATTGCCTCCAGCATTGCTGCCTTGAGCGCGGTCGGATCCTCAATGCCGAACGACTTCACTCGAATGGCGGTGGTGTGATGTTCGCCTGCCGTGAGCCAGTAAGTCTCGCGGTCGTGGTTGAGCGCGTTGCTCTCCATGAGGTCCGCGACGCGCTTCTGCTCCAGGCGCTTCGCTTCTTCGGTGCGTCGCTCGCAACCGAGGAGTGTCACAGCCAGGGCCATCGATACGTAGAGCGTGCGCATGGCGCCGTAGCCGAGCACACCTGCTCCGCAGCGTTCCACTACTCACCAGTTCAGGTTGTCGGTACCCACCAAGTCGCCGCCTTCGTGCGGTGACGAGGAGTCACCATGTCCAACGGATCAGACCTCGCCACACTCTCCGTCCGCATCGACACGTCCGATGCGAAGGCGGGCGTCGAGTCGCTGACGAAGTTCGAGCGCGCGGCCGAGAAGACGGAGACGGCCACCAAGAAGACAGAGACCGCCACCGAGCTCTACGCGAAGAGCTTGGAGCGCATGGTGAAGGAGGTGAACGAGACGAACCAGGCTCTTGCCCGCATGCGCACCGTCAGCAAGGACCTGGAGATGATGGGAGAGGCCGCCACGGCCCTCCAGGGTGCGTTCAAGGACACCTCGGGGCTGGAGCGCTTCCACACGCGCTTGGGCGCGTTGGACACCGCCACGGGCCGCCTTCAGGCGTCGTTCGCCGACACCTCAGCTGTGACTCGCTTCATGGGCGAGCTGTCGAAGGCCACCATGAACCTCTCGAAGATGCAGACGGAGCACACCCGTGCTGCCGGTGCCGTCCAAGAGATGAAGCGTGCCGTCGAGGACACCGAGAAGCCGGTGAACCGCCTCTCGCAGGGGCTCGGTGGATTGCTGACGAAGGTCGCGGGGTTCGCGGCACTGAGTGCTGCGCTCCGCAGTGCGACGTCGGAGGCGCTCGCCTTCAACACCTCCATGGCCCAGATTAGCACCCTGCTCGAAGGTGACCAGCTTCAGATGATGGACACCCTCTCCAAGCAGGCGAAGGCCCTCGGTGCGGAGTTCGGCCGCGTGCCCACGGAGCAGGCGAAGGCCCTCTATGAAATTCTGAGTGCCGGCGCGAGCGACGCGGCGCAGGCGACGGAGCTGCTTCGCGTGGCCAACAAGCTGGCCATCGGCGGTGTCACTGAGGTGGGAGTGGCGGCGGACGGCCTCACGAGCGTCATGGCGAGCTACGGGGCCCAGATTCGTGACGCCACCGTGGCGGCCGACGCGATGTTCGTCTCGGCGGCGGACGGAAAGACGTCCATTGAGCAGATTGCGAGGCACATCGGCAAGCTGGCGCCTATCGCCTCGCAGACGGGCGTGTCGCTCCAGGAACTGCTCGCAGCGAACGCGGCACTCACCAAGGCCGGCATCAAGACGGAGACGGCCATGGAAGGGTTGCGCTCCATCCTCGCCCAGGTGGCCAAGCCATCAAACGAAGCTCGCGACTTGGCGCGGGCGCTCGGCATCGAGTTCACCACGGCGGGACTCAAGGCGAAGGGCTTCGCTGGCTTCCTGGCCGACATCAAGGCGCGAACGGGGGGCAGCGTCGACCAACTCGCCATGCTCGTGGGAGGCGTCGAGGCGCTGCTGCCCGCGATGACGCTGTCGGGTACCGGTGCTGCGGACTTCGCCAACTCACTGCGGAACATGGAGACGGCCGCCGGGAGGACGGAGACGGCCTTCTTGCGGATGGCGGATACGCCGCAGATGAAGCTGGACCAGCTCCGCGCCAAGTTCGTCGCGCTCCAGTCGGAGGTGGGGGACGGCATCCTCGCGGAGTTGGACCCCGTCATGGACAGCCTGCTCCAGAACTTCGACGATGCGGCTACCGCCGTAGGCTACCTGGCTCAGGGCATGGCCATCCTGACGGCCATGAAGGCCGCCTCGTGGGCCCAAGAGTGGACGAAGGGACTGCTGGATAAGGCCGCTGCGGTGAACAGGAACAAGGAGGCCGTGGCGAAGGCCGCGCTTGCGGAGGCGGGCTACGTCCGGGCGTGGGGGGCCACGCGCGAGGGGGCGCTTCGGGCCGCCCTGGCGACGCTGGAGCAGCGCCAGGCCACGCTCCAGTCCGCTGCCGCCCTCGAGGGCCCCTTCACCGTCGCCCACACGCGCGCTGCCATGGCCTCCAACGCGCTCGCCCAGGCCAAGGTGCGAGAGGCCATCGCTGTGGCGGAGGCGTCAGTTGCAGCGCGGGCCGGTGCTGCTGCCTTGAGTGCGCTTGGTGGGCCCATCGGCGTCGTGACCATGGCGCTCGGCATTGCCGTCTCTGCCTTCTTTGAGTTCGGACGAGCTGCAGATGAGGCGCGAGAGAAGGCTCGCCACTTCGCGCAGGAGTCGGGAGCCTCCGCGAACAAGGGAAGCCAGATCGTCATCGACTTGGTGGAGCAGACGAAGGCGCTCCAGGACCAGACACGAGCGATGGATGCGTTCACCATCGCCAAGGGGAGGATGGCCGCTCTTGGAGGGAAGTATCAGGACCGGTTGACCGAGGAGGTAGACACCATCCAGGAACTGGCGGCGGCCTATGAGGCGGTCGCGCGCATTGAGCTTGCGGATGCCGAGAAGGAGATTTCCCGGCTGACCGAGGCTGTGAAGAAGAAGCAGAACGACATCATGACAGTCAATTGGACTTTCGGCTTCGCGGACAAGAAGAACTTCGCAGAGGCACGGCTTGATTCGAGGTTCAAGGACCAGATTGAAGAGCGCCTCGTGCCGCTGGAGAAGGACCTCGCGGCGCAGCAGCAGCGGGCCGCCGAAATCAAAGAGTCCCTGGCGAAGATGAGCGAGGCCGTGGCGAACGCCTCCAAGAAAGAAGCCGTGGCTGCCATGGCTCTCACCCAGGAACACAAGGTCGCCGCGGAGGCCGCGCAGAAGTCCGGCAAGGAGATTCTGGACGAGCTCAAGGCCCGGGAGCAGGCCGCGGAGCGTGCCGAGGAGTGGGTGCTGCGCCTGGAGGAGGAAGCCCGCGGCGCCGGGCACTCACGCGAGGCGGCCATGCGCCTCACCGACCAGTACCTGAAGCTGACGGAGGCACAGAAGAAGCGTGCCGACGAGGCACTCAGCACCATCGAGACGTCGAAGGCGGCGGCGAAGGCAGACGAGGAGCGCAAGCGCATCATCGAGGAACTGAACCGCGAGTTGGGCGACTCAGGCGCGGCGAAGTACGCCCAGGCCCAAGGCGTCCTCGCGGAGTCGTTCGCGAGGGGCCAGCTTTCCTTGAAGTCCTACGTGGACCAGCTCGCGAAGGCCCGCACCCTCTGGACGAAGGAGGGCAAGGAGGAAGCCCAGCTGGTGAAGGACATGGAGCTGCTCCAGAAGCAGCTCAACCCGCTGGAGGAGGTGCGGAAGCGCGTCGAGATGTTGAACAAGCTGTTGCAGGACGAGCGGGTCTCCCTGGAGGCGTACCAGAAGGAGATGGTGCGGCTGCACAGTCAGATGAGCGACGGCTTCGCCATTGCCCAGGACGCGGTGTCGTTCGCCGCCCAGCATATGGAAGACGCCATCACCACCTTCGCCACCTCCACGCAGTTCACCTGGCGCGGCATGGTGGATGGCATGCTCAAGGACTTGTCGCGGCTCCTGGCCCACAAGGCATTCGTGGCCCTCGTGGACATCGGCACCACGGCCCTCTTGGGCGGGGTGACGGGAGCGAGTCTCACGGGGGGCGGGGGAAGTACTGGGCTGCCCGATTTCGACGTTGCCGCCCCCTCGCTAATGAAGGCATCCGCCCCTCTGCCGGGTGGTGCCGCGAAGCTGATGGTGCCGCCGGTGCCGAGCGCGCCCGCGGCGGGCAGCGACGCGCTCCCGGCCGGAGCCGTGCCGCCCATCAACGTGAGCGTGCATGTGCACCAGGACGGCTCGGTGTCCACGGACGTCCAGGCGCCTGGCGCGAGGGAGGACTCGCGACGCCTGGGCCAGCACCTGGGCGGGGCTGTCCGCAAGGTGATGCTGGAGGAGATGCGGCCCGGAGGCTTCGTCTACGAATTCGTCAACCGGAGGAGATAGCTTCGCAGCCGTGCGCCGATGGGCGGAGTTGAAGTCGGGAGAAATGACTAGTCGCCATTTTGGTCCTTCTTCCAAGCGTCGAAGAAAGCCCGGACATTAACGGATTGTGCCTGAATGGCCTGCATTAAGTCGAATGTCCCGCTAACCTGATGGAAAACATATTCGGCATCATTGCTGTATTGTGACAACAGTGCAACGTCAATTCTTGATGTGGTGTACCATTCGTCAGTTTCGCCGAGATAGTCTCGATATGTAATTTCGTAAACGCCGATTCTCCAGGTTTTGAAATTTGTAGTATAGATACAGGGAGGGGGGATGAGGCTTTTCGTGCCAATTGAGTCCGGGACCTTGCCTCTCGTCCAAACGAGCTTCCCAGACAGCGTTTCGCGCGTCATGTCGGAAATGAATCGTACCGTCTCTGCTTCGGTCATTAGAGCTTTCCTCCTGCTTTCCAATCTTGCTCAAGGTTCTTCAAGTGAGTGGTTAGTTCGAGAGTTAGCACATGTAGTTCGTTGAAATATCCCTTGGATACAACCTCCTCCTTTTGTTGGATTTTCCTTAGGAGTATGTCCGCCGGTGTTTTTTGGTCGCCTGATAATTTCGCCATTGCACTCTGTGCGCTCATTTTTATTTGAGACATAACGAGGAGTGCGTCGATTTCGGCGGCTGGAAGATCCTGGGTCAGCCTGATGAGTTTGGACGCGTGTTCCTCAAGGTCCTTCCTGATTTTTGGTATTCTCTTAATCTTTAATAGGGATGTTTCGACGGAGTTTACCTTTGAGAGAGTTACGAACGTGACGACTATCGATAGAATCCCTAGTGCCAGTCCTCCTATGTCTGCGGTTTTGGCGAGAGTTGCCCAGCAGTCGTTGCTAGCGTCTGTGATTTCGGTTGCGGACGTGCGGTTTAGGTTCGAAACAGACGTCGACGTTGCTGTGCTTGTATCTGTGGATGATGGTCGGAGTAGGACGGTTTCCTTGGTGGTTGGTGCTGTGGTGTGAGTGTGTTGTGGTGGCATTGTTTGCGGGGCGTTGAGCGCGGGGGGGGAGGCATCGTTTGATGTTTGGGATATTGGGTGGGTGCAAGGGAGTTGTTGTCCTCCTGCGTGTGTCCATGTGTGGTCCGTCGGCGAGAATGGCCGTATTCGTCCCTTCGTAGTTGAAGACTTAAGCCAGTATACCGGACCACGGCCAATCCGAAGTTCGCGATTTTCGCTCTGTCGGCGTTGTGGTGGTTTGCGGGAGGGGCAGCGGATAAGGGGCTTAGGGCTTCCGATTCGAGTAGCGTTTGGTGCGTCGCGTTGGTTTGATGCATCGCTCCGCCGTGGGTTGTCAGTCTTGGTCATATATGACCCATGTCGAGCTATGGATGTTCGCTCTGTGTCGCATTGGAGGTGCGGAGGCCGGCACGCCTCCTGCTCTGCGACACCGCATCGAACCGGGCTCGCGTGGGGCTTCACCGGCGCGGCTTCGGCCCTCGGACGCCCAGTACCCGCCTTCCTTCGCTTCCCCGTTCCGGTGCTCGCTGCCGTGACTTTCCTGCATTGTGGTCCCACGGAGGAGGGCGACGGTCGCCTACCGCCGACCTTCTCGCGAGACGGGGGCTCCATGGGGGAAGGGGGCGGGACGCCTCCGGCGGACTCCGGTCGCACGTGTACACTGCGGAGCTCGGGCAAGTCCTGGGGGCCGGACGGCTGCGGCGGGATGTGCGGCTTCTTCCCGGCCAACTCTACATGCAACGCGGATGGGGCAAGCTACGGCTGTGCCGCTATGCTCAGAAGATGAACTGGGAACGATACGAACAGGTAATCGTGGAAAAATTTCGACGCGATTATCCCGGTCCACACTTTCGGGTGGAGCCGTCTGGCGATCAGAAGCACAAGATCATGGGGTACAAGTCCGGAAAGCCGCGTCAGGTTGATGTTGCTGTTTTCAGGAGAGGGATGTGTGAACCATTCCTGGTGGTTGATGCAAAGTGCTGGAAATCTGCTTTGGATGTTAAGGATATTGAGTCGTTCATTGGCCTCGTGTCGGATGTGGGTGCCGAGGCCGGTGTTCTTGTTGCGAGTTCCGGTTTTTCAAAGGCGTCTCTGCGTCGGGTGGAAGAGCTTGGCATAACGCTGCAAGTCGTCGGAACGGATGAGGCGCTGGAGTGGGACTGGTTGGGAGTGGGGCGAAGAATCTATTCGAGTGATTGGGCATTTCATCGGGAGCTGGGACGCGCGCTTCGCTTGCTTGAGGACGGTGCGCACGCGGAAGTTGTTGCTGAGGTCTTGGAAAATGTTGGTTTTGATGAATGGGAGAATGCAGCCGGCTATGCAATAGATCGCCATAGAGATGAGGCGCTCATATTCTTGGAGTGGGTGGCGACACGCCATGACGACGCTGGGTGGCGATTCAATGCTGCTCGTCGCTTGGCGGAGAAGGGCTGCCTGTCGGACGTGATCCGAAGTCGAGCTGTGGCGCTTGAGGTAGATTCTGCTGCCCGAAAAGAGCTTGAGGAGATGTAAGTCGAGGCACATTGAAAGTGCCGACGGAGTCGACATCGCTGGTGCAGGACTCAGTCCACGCGCGCAGTGACAATTCCGCCATGGAGCGATTCCCCTTCAAACCAAGCTGGGGTGCCCAGCTTGAGAGCCAGCCGCGGGTGAGGAAGGCCCAGTTCGGCGACGGCTACTCCCAGCGCTCGGAGGACGGGGCCCGTGGACTCCTCCAGCGCTGGTCCCTCCAGTTCACCGCGCGCCGGAAGTCCGAGGCGGACGCGCTTGACGCCTTCCTTCGAACTCACCGGGGCGTAGCGGCCTTCGAGTTCGTGGTGCCGGACAGCGCATGGGCCGTCACCGGCCAGGTGTTCGGCACCGGGGATGGCGCGCGGACGCAGTTCTCCTTGCTGCGCCCCCTTGCCCCGGACGCGACGGTGGGCGAGTTGGTGCCCGCCGTGGGGTGGGAGGCTGCGCCGCTCCTTTACCGCGACGGGGTGTTGCTGACGGTGGGGGCCGACTGCTCGCTGGCGCCCTCGGGGCTCGTCACGTTCGCGGTTGCGCCGTCCGCAGGCGCCCAGCTCACCTTCACTGCGGCCGGCGCCCAGGAGCTGCGCGTCGTCTGTGAGCGGTGGACGAGCACGCTGAAGGGCTTCAACGCCTACGACGTATCCGCCGAGTTTGATGAGGTGGCGGTGTGAGCGTAGCTGCCCACGATCTATGGCCCCGAGTCGGTTTCGCTTGGTGAAGGAGGAGGAGGGCCACTGCATGGCAGTGGGACAGTGAGTTCGGCTTGCCAGCGCTCGCGCGTTGCCGCCCACCTCAGTGTAACTTGTACCCTGATTTCGCGTGTCACCCAGTCCAGATTCAGCACAAGAACTGACTCGACTCGTTCGACGAACCCAAGCTGGGCCTCCATTGTCTCCGTTCTTTCGCGTGCGGAGTGCATGTAGTTGATGGTCCGCACGGGTATGTTTACAAGTCGGGCCATGTCGAGAAGTAGCAAGCGCCCAAGCAGGACGAGGTCATCCCGATGGGCTTCTGCCAAATCTCGCCATCTTGAACCCCAGTCAGGGTGAAACGTCGATGATTGGTATGGTTCTGACAGTATCGCCCAAATTCTCTGTTTGGCGTGGTCAAGCCCCTCGACGAGCGCAAGGTCACCATTCTCGACCACTAGATCTCCATCGAGTAGTGCGAGATCGATGCCCAATTCTCGTGGGTCCGCTCGCTCATGCCGAGGAAGAACTGGAAGCACCACAACCATCCCCGAGCCGCGTGTATCGGTTTTGTATTCCCACTCAGGTGTGCCGGTCAGCAGCCTCCCGTCCCCTTGCGACTCAACGGTGACGAAGCGCACATCGCCGGTGCCGCCTTCTATGAAATTTCGGAGCGCGGAATCATCACCAAGGATAAATCGCTTGATGCCAAACCTCCACCTGTCAATGCTCCCGCCAAGCCAGATGGCACTTACGACGATGTTGAAGCCGAAGGCTACGAGGGTCGTGGGCTCAAGTAGGGAATCGACTCCCGGCCCGACTAAGGACTCGTGTGCATCGCGCTCAGCCAGTGCTCTCCACTGTCGAAGGGTTTCGGCTGAATAGTTTAGGTGGTCTTTGTCAATGATGTCAGCGCAGTTGCTGCAGAGCCAAATGCCATTGCCGATGTTGATCCTTTGGTCTTTCGTGAGGCTGCTGTCGTAGCGGGGGCCATTTGGGGCTGCCGCAGTGATGTGGGCTGCTTCGCCAGCAGTAACAAATCCCAGGTTGTCGCCATTCTTAGGTCCAATTGTAGGCCGGCGACATTGGGGCGCAGAGCATCGCCAAGCCACTCTTGATGCAAGAGCACGTATTGTCGTCGATGAAAATTCGTCTCGAGCCGCCATCGTTCGCCGTCCTCCACTGAGTATGGTAGCGTACCGCATCGCTAGGCCAATGCCGTCGCTTAATGCAGGAACACCCCTTCGGACGGTGTCCTCCGCGTATGTGAAGACGGAGGCATGCTCTGCCGTCTATCTGTTCTTGTCGCGCGGTACCTCGCCTACGTCCTGCCCATGGTCGTCCACCTCACGTGCGAAGTAGCTGGCCTGTGAGCATCGCCGAGGACCTTCAGAAGCTGGAGCCGGGCGCCCTCGTGGAGCTCTTCGTGCTGGATGCCACGGCGCTGCCCGGCGGCGGCATCAGCTACTTCCACGCGGGCACCAACGGACTGGGCGGGCCGGTGGTGTGGCAGGGCGCGGAGTACCAGCCCTGGCCCGTGGAGGCGCGGGGCTTCGAGAAATCCGGCACGGGGCGCCTGCCTCGGCCCACGCTTACCATGGCCAACGTGGCGGGCACCATCGGCGCCCTGGCCCGGGACTTCAACGACTTGCTGGGCGCGCGCGTCCTGCGCAAGCGCACCTTCGCGCGCTACCTCGACGCGGTGAACTTCCCCGGCGGCGTCAACCCCACCGCCAGCCCGGTGGAGGCATTCCCCGATGACGAGTTCGTGGTGGACCAGAAGACGTCCGAGTCGAAGCACTTCATTGAGTTCGCGCTCGCGGCGCGGTGTGACTTGGACGGCATCCGCATCCCGCTGCGCGTCATCACGCAGATGTGCGGGTGGGAGTACCGGAAGGAGGGGTGTGGGTACGCGGGCCCGCCTGTGGCGAAGGTGGACGACAGCCCGACGACGTCGCCAGCGGAGGACAGGTGCGGGAAGCGGCTGGGGAGCTGCACGCTGCGCTTCGGGGAGACGGGAGTGTTACCGTTCGGGGGCTTTCCTGGCTGTGGACTTCTCAGGTAGCGAAGGAGGAATGAGGTGCCTTGCAAGCTTGACCTCACGGGCCAGACATTCGGACGCCTCACGGTGCTGGAAGAGGCTCCGAAGAAGGGGAAAGAGTCGGCTTGGCGGTGTCGCTGTGTCTGCGGCACCGAGACGATTGTGGCGGTCGGCAAGTTGAGGGGTGGCACTACCGCATCGTGTGGATGCATCCGTCAGGAGCGACTCGCCGAGCGGAATCGCACGCACGGCTTGACGGGGACTCCGACACATCGGAGTTGGAAGGCGATGTTGTCGCGATGCACGAACCCCAAATATCCTGGGTTCCAGAAGTACGGGGCCCGCGGCATCACCGTCTGTTCGCGTTGGCGCTCATTCGAGAACTTCCTTGTGGACATGGGGGAGCGTCCACCCGGGAAGACGCTCGACCGCATCGACAACAACGGCCCTTACTCGCCAGAGAACTGTCGCTGGGCGAGTCTCCGAGAACAGAGTCTGAACAAGCGTTCCAACCGACGCATCACCATGGATGGGATGACGTTGACCCTTTTGGAGTGGTGCGAGCGCCTCAATCGAAAGCGGGCAACGGTCTATGACCGACTCCGGCTGGGATGGTCCATTGAGCGGGCCCTGACTGAGCCGGTGAGTGGCGGCAGTTGATGGTGCTGCCGTGCACCAATCCAGCCGTGAGAGCGAGGCAGGTGCCCGATTGCTTAGGTGGCACTCGCCGCTTTTGCCGCCATGGCCGATGGCGATGAAGGCTGGATCGCAATGTTGCGCACTTCATAGGTAATACCTTGTTGAGATGGAATCGTTGGAGTGGGAATCAAGAAGTCCGTGGATACGAGCACTAGATATCGATACGTAGCTAGTTCGAAGCCGGCGAGTGTCTCCCCAGAGTATCTCTCGGCCTGGACATGTGCTTCCCTTGCCTTTTTAATGGGAGCATCGCCCGCGCGTACGACTTTCCACTCGGTAAGGACCATTGCGTCAGCTACTTGTGCGGCTTCACGTTCGATTAGGGCCTGCCCCAAGACGAGGTCGGTCTTGCCGCCTGTTGAGTTTGCCTTGAATGCCCAGATGCTGTGAAGAAGCATGTGAACAGCCCCGAGCTTCTCGCACGCTTCTTCAGCGCGGGCTTCCTGAAGCGCGCGCATCCACTTCGTCTGGATATCGACGTCAGCAACAAGGCTTCGTTGTAGGTGTGTAAACGCGCGATCTACTGCCCGGCGCGCCCGTGCATTCTTGTCAGTCAAGAAATAGTCAACTTGCGCACGAACGGTGCTGAGGCGACATGCCATATGAAATACGCCCTCCGCGCTTGTTGAGCCGGAGCCTTGGAACTCCATGTCTGCATCAGCCGCGCAGATGAAGTTGTCGAGAGCTTCCTGGGCGCCCGGGTGCAGGTGAGATTTGAATTGTGTGTTGAACTGCTTTAGGAGTGCGTATAGGTCTCTGAGTTCATGTTTCGCAGTTTTGTTGAGCGTAGCTGTGCTCGACATGAGCGCCGAACCGTTCGCGAAGAAGCGTAGTAGATCCAGTGTGGCGGACAGGCGAGCTGACCATGACTTCCATTCATCATTCCAAATCAGATGCGGCCTCGCTGAGTTGTCTGCTTTAGCTGTTTAGTCGGAGTTTCGGCCAGGGCGTTTGTTCTGAGAACGAGCAAGCGGACCTGCGTGGGCTTGCTCCGGTGAGCGCGCTCAGGCGGCAGGCACGTGGACGCCCTGGATGGGAGCTTCTGCCGGGTGGCTCGCCTTCAAGTAGCGGATGTACCAGAGCGCGGCGCCGACGATGAAGCGCTCGGTGGGCATGCCCAGGTGATGCGCCGTGGACACCGCCGTTGCGTACTCAGCCTCGCCCATCTCCGTCTTCATCGTCATGGAGAGGGGCTTGATCGCGGCGGTGCGGGCGGCAACAGGCAGGCCCCCACAGTCCACCGAGGCGTGCTCGATCAAGCGGGCGGGCGTGAGCCCCGTCAGGCTCGCGGCGGCCAGGATGGCGGCGGCCTCCTCGGGCATGGCTGGCAGGGAGAGAGACACAGGCATGAGGTAGTCCTTTCCGGAGTGGAAGCAGGGAGCCTCGGCGCCGCGAGAGAATCGGTCAAGGTTTGACGGTGCGGAAGCAGTCCACCCTGGCCAGCAGAGTTGGGGGATGGACCCCTCTGGCCTGTCGTCGCTGGTGGATGTCGTCATCGAATCCGCTCGGGCCCACGCTCGAATTGAGTACCCACGCGAGTCGTGCGGCCTCGTGGTGCTTGTGAATGGCATGCCACAGTACGTCGCGTGCCGTAATCAGGCCGAGGGGCAGGCCCACTTCATCCTCCACCCGGAGGACTACGCGCGGGCGGAGGCGGAAGGGGAGGTGGTGGCGGTGGTGCACTCCCACCCCAACGCGGCCCCGGAGCCGAGCGAGGCGGACCGCGTCAGCATGGAGCGCTGGGGCCTGCCCTGGCTCATCGTCAACGTGCCCGTGGGCCACTGGCGGCTGTGGCACCCCACCGGGTACCGGCCGCCGCTGGTGGGCCGCCCCTTCAGCCACGGCGTCCTGGACTGCTTCTCCCTCATTCGCGACTACTACCAGGAGCGGCTGGGACTCGAGCTGCCCGACTTCCACCGGCCGGACGGCTGGTGGGACAAGGGCGGCAACCTCTACCTGGACGGGTACGCCGAGGCGGGCTTCGTGGACGTCACCGGCCAGGCGCTGCGCGAGCATGACGTGCTCCTCATGCAGCTGCGCGCGCCGGTGCCCAACCACGCGGGCGTCTACCTGGGGGCGGACGTCGTCCTCCACCACCTCCAGAATCGCCTCTCTGGAAGGGAGACGTACTCGGGCTTCTGGGAGCGAATCACCCGGAAGGTCGTCCGACACCGCACCCTATGCTGACAACGGTGGTACTCGGAGGGCCGCTGGGCCGGCACTTCGGCCGCGTCTGGCGGTTGGACTTGAGCGTGCCTTCGCCCGCCGAGGCCGTGCGCGCCCTCTCGGCGGTGTGCGAGGGCTTCGCGCGGTATCTGGTGGAGCACAGCGAGCCGGGCTTCCACGTCTTCGTCGGCAAGCGCGACGTGGGCCAGGACGAACTGGCGCGCCCGGCTGACGCGCCCGTCATCACCGTCATTCCGGCCCTGGCCGGGGCGAAGGTGGGCGTCTTCCAGGTGGTGATGGGGGCCGTGCTCATCGCAGGCGGCGCGGTGCTCTCGGCCTACGGCTTCGGTGTGGGTACGCCCCTCATCACCATGGGCGCATCCCTGGTGGTGGGCGGTGTCTCGCAGATGCTCTTCGCGCCGCCCGCACCTGCGGCCCCGGACGAGGAGCCGAAGAACAAGCCCAACTACGCCTTCAACGGGCCGGTGAACACGCTGGCGCAGGGCCACCCGGTGCCCATCTGCTACGGCGAGCTGGAGGTGGGCAGCTGCGTCATCTCCGCGGGCATTGTCACCGAGTGGAGCGAGGGCGGCGGCTTCGGTGGCAAGTACGGCAGCGGGCAGACGGGGCCGGGCGGGCAGGGACCCTCGGGCGGTGGGTGTCCGGCACCATGGGTGCCCATTCTCCTTGCGGACGGGCGGGAGGTGCCCGCCGGCGAGGTGGAGGTGGGCATGCGCGTCCTCACCCAGCACGAGACGACGCTGCGGTGGGGCGCGTACCTCGTCACCGACGTGGCCCTCTTGGAGGCGGAGTGCTGGCGGTTGGAGCTGGAGGACGGCCGCGCCTTCGTGGGCACGTACAACCACCGCGTGCGCACCGAGGCGGACTGGGTGGAGCTGCGGCACCTAGTGCCCGGCACGCTGCTGCTGGGCGCCCAGCCCGGCGTGGTGCGGGAGGTGGTGGCGTGCGGACGTGGGCCGGTGGTGCGCATCACCGTGGACGGGGCGCACACGTACCAGACGCTGAGCTTCCTCTCGCACAACGCCAAGCGCGCAGACCCGGAGGCACCGCATGAAGTCGAAATCTGAGCTGGGCCCCGTCATCGGCTACGGCGGGGCGAATGGGGGCAAGGGCGGTGGCGGCGCGCAGCGCACGCCCGTGGAGCTCCCGGACACGCTGAAGTCCACCAACTACGCCCGCGTGCTGGACTTGCTCTGCGAGGGGGAAATCGTCGGGCTCGTGGACAAGCTGAAGTCCGTCTACCTGGACGGCGTCGTCGTCCAGAATCCCAACGACACCTACAACTTCCGCGACGTCACCCTCTACGACGTGCAGGGGACGCAGGGGCAGGAGTACATCCCTGGCTTTCCCTCCGCGGAGGCGGAGTTCTCCGTCAACACGGAGGTGAAGCGCTACGAGCCCGTCGTCCGCACCGTCAGCGACGCCAACGTGGACGCGGTGCGCATCACCGTGCAGGTGCCGCAGCTCACCTTCCAGAGTGCGCTCACCGGCGACTTGATGCCGTCCATGGTGCTCATCGGCATCGACGTGCAGAGCAACGGCGGCGGCTTCGTTGAGCAGGACCTGGAGGGAGCGGGTGTCATCGCCGGCAAGTGCACCAGCCCCTACGAGCGGACGTACCGTGTGGAGCTCACCGGCAGCGCGCCGTGGGACATCCGCGTGCGGCGCCTCACCGCGGACAGCACGCAGGCCAACCTGCAGAACAAGACGCTGTGGAAGTCCTACGCCACCCTCATCGACGAGAAGCTCAGCTACCCCAACAGCGCGCTGGTCGCCCTCCAGGTGTCCGCGCACCAGTTTCAGGCGGTGCCCACGCGCTCGTACCGGATTCGGGGCCTGAAGGTGCGGGTGCCCAGCAACTACAACCCGCTGACGCGGGAGTACTCGGGCACGTGGGACGGCACCTTCAAGGTGGAGTGGACGGACAACCCTGCGTGGTGCTTCTACGACTTGCTGACGACGCGGCGCTACGGCCTGGGCCGCTTCCTCAACGAGGGGCACGTCGACAAATGGGGCCTGTACACCATCGGCCGCTACTGCGACGAGTTGGTACCGGACGGGAAGGGCGGCCAGGAGCCGCGCTTCCGCTGCAACCTCTACCTCCAGTCGCAGGCGGACGCGTACCAGGTGGTGAACAACCTCGCCTCCGTCTTCCGAGGCATGACGTACTGGGCCAGCGGCGCGGTGTACGTCGCCCAGGACGCGCCCCGGGACGCCGAGTACCTCTTCACCCCGGCCAACGTGGTGGACGGCCTCTTCACGTACTCCAGCAGCGGCCGGCGTGCGCGCCACACCGTCGCGCTCGTCACCTGGAACGACCCGGCCAACCACTACAAGTCCGCGAAGGAGTACGTGACGGACGAGGACGGCCTGCGCGAGTACGGCTACAACCCCACCGAGGTGGTGGCGCTGGGCTGCACCTCGCGCGGCCAGGCGCAGCGGGTGGGCCGGTGGCTCCTCTTCACCGAGCGGCTGGAGACGGAGACGGTGGTGTTCCGGACGGGCCTCGAGGGCGCCCTGCGCAACCCCGGCGCGGTGGTGAAGCTTCAGGACCCGTACCGGGCCGGCCGCCGCTGGGGTGGGCGGGTGGTGGCCGCCACCGCCACCCAGGTAGAGCTGGACGCGGACGTCACCCTTGAGGCGGGGAAGACGTACTCCCTCTCCGTGGTGATGCCGGACGGGGCGGCGGTGGAGCGCGAGCTGGCGCCCGCGGCGCCGGCGCCGTACCGGGCCCTCACCGTCGCCACGCCCTTCCCCGTGGCGCCCGCCCGGAATGCCGTCTGGGTGCTCGCGGCGTCCGACTTGGCGCCCACGACGTGGCGCATTCTCAGCGTGGCCGAGGTGGAGCCGCACCTCTACGAAGTCACGGCGCTGCGCCACCACCCGGGCAAGTACGACGAGGTGGAGCTCGGCGTGAAGCTGCAGCCGGTGCCCACCTCCGTGCTGCCTTCCTCGGCGCCACCCGCGGACCTCGTGCTGGGGGAGAGCCTCTACAAGACGACGAATGGCGGGTTGAAGGTGTCCCTCAACGCCCGGTGGGCGCAGCGCCCCAGCGCCACCGAGTACGTGGTGCGCTGGCGGGTGGACGGGGGCAACTGGACGACGGTGACGGGGGTGCAGTCGCACTTCTGGGAGTTGCTGGACATCAACCCCGGCGCGTACTCCGTGCAGGTGGCGGCCGTCCTCAACGGCTTCGTCACCGCCTATTCCGAGGCCTCCCTCAACGTGCGAGGCAAGCTGGCGCCACCCTCGGACGTCGTGGGCTTCGGCTACACACTCAACGGCAACACGGCCACGCTGCGGTGGACGGAAATCCCGGACCTGGACCGGGACACCTACGAGCTGCGCTACGGCGGGACGAATTGGGACAACGCCACCCCCATCTCGAAGGTGCGCGCCACCGCGCACGAATGGCCCGTGCCTGGGCCTGCGGACCACGTCGTGCGCGTGAAGGCCATCGACACCACGGGCAATCCCTCCACCAACGACACCACCGTCACCGTCCGCGCGGCGCCCACTACGCCCGCGTCCGTCACCATGACGGTGTCCTCCACCCCTCCGCCGTAGAGAGAAAGCATGCGCTCACGCGAAAAAGAGCTTCAGGGCGGCATCGACGTGGACGTCACGCCGGGCGAGCCGAACCCCCGTCTCCTCAAGCCGCGGTACTTCGACATTCGCTGGGAGCACGTCGAGACGCTGCCCACGCACCTCCTGCTGGGCTTCAGCGTGGCCGTCTACGAAGGGGATGACCCCAACAACACGGACGCCTACCTCCTGGAGCCAGTGCGCGTCGGCCCCTCGGAGCGCCGCACAGTGGTGTCGCTGCGCGTGGCCACCACGGTGGAGGTGAAGTGCGCCGTCCAGGCCCTGTACTCCAACGGCACGCAGAGCAGCTGGCGCGTCCTCGGTGGCGCGGTGGCGGCGGACCCGGACATGGTGAAGCTGGCCACCGCAGACTTGAAGAATGTCCCCGCCGCGGCCGCGCAGGCGGCGTCCCGGAATGCCGTGGGCGCCTTCACCGAGTCCTTCGAGCGCTCGCCCTTCGACTTGGGCAACTGGGAGCGCAACCCATTGCTGGCACCGCCGGCAGTGTCCCTCGTCTCCGGCCAGGGCTATTCCGGGGGCAACGCCCTGCGGTGCACCAACGCCGTGTGGATTTACTCCACAGTGAAGCTGCCGTACGACCCGTCGAAGCTGTACCGCCTGCGCTGCCGCGTGCGTCAGTTTCAGGAGCCCACGTCCGGCGGGAAGGCGGTGTACTGCGGATTGGTGGGCTGGGCGGCGGACGGCGTCACCATGGTGAACGCGGCCGGCCTCAACGACTTGGGCAGCCAGCACTACTACTGCATCTCCGGCGCGCTGCTGCCGGCGTCCACCGGCTATAGCGAATTCACCGGCTGGGTGAAGGGACTGTCCGCCAACGTCACGGAGAACTGGCCCTCGCAGGACCCGCGCAACCCCCGGCCCATGCACCAGGCCACGCGCTACGTGTCCCTGGTGCTCATCGCCAACCTGGACGCCGGCAACGGCGTGACGGACTTCGACTCCGCAGTGGTGGACGTCTTCGACGAGTCGGCCACCCCGCGCGTGTACACGGCTCTCAACCCGGACGGGAGCATCAGCTACAACGTGGGCATCTCCGATGGGAGTGGGGCGCCGCGTACCATTGCGAAGGGCCGCCAGGCGCAGCTCGCCGCGCACGGGGCCTATGTGGCCTTCAACCCGCCGTTTCAGAACACGCCCATGGTGCTTCTGCGCGGTGGCCTCACGCACGAGCCGCGGGCGAAGTGGGGGGCCACGGGCAGCGGAAACGAGACGGGGGCCTACAACGCGGCCCTGCCGACGTATGACGACACCCAGGCGATTATGAATGGGGGCAGCGGCTTCACCCTGCGCGCTCGACTGCGCCAGCGCGGCGGCACCGTCACGGCCCGGACGAACAACCCCGCCAGCTCGTCCAACCTCGCCACCGGCATCGGCTCCACGGTGGAGGTGGTGCTCAGCAACGCCCCGGCGACGAACGACCAGTACGCGCTCCGTTTCAACGCCATCATCTACCTGCTCACGCCGCCGCGCACGGGGGACCTGGGGGCGGGTGGGAGCTGGGAGCCGGGGTCGGCCGTGGGCAGCATCGTCGTAGCGCTGGACAGCCTGGACGTGGGGCAGTCCTGGGTGGAGCGCGCCACGGTCACGCTCTGGGCCAACTCCAACAACAACACAGTGAACTGGGTGCAGTCCGTGAACACGCACATCGGGGAGGTACTGACGGCGGCGGCGCCGGGCCTGGGCGCGGCGGACAGGCTGCGCCTGCGCATCAAGTCCGTGTCCGTGCCGACGGGCAGCAACCAGCCCACCGCGCACGTCTGGCACTCCAGCGTGGATGCTGGGGCGGGCGTCACCTACAGCACCTCGACGGACCAGTACGCCTCGAAGACGCCGGACGTTGGGGACGTGCTCTACTGGGAGGCCTTGGACGCATGACACTGTGGAAGCCGAAGACGCTGAAGGACCACCTCGACGCTCGGCGTACCCGCTCGGCGCCCGCATCTCTCCGCGCCATGACGGGCGAGCCGGCGCGTGGGCCCGCGGGGGAGATACTGCGCCCCACGGAGGTGGAAGAGCCGGAAAATCCGCTGCGGCCGTGCCCGTGTGGCCGCCGGCAGCAGGCGGACATGATGGCGGACGTGTCCATGGTGCCGCCCGCGACGCGCGAGGCGTGGGGGCTCGTCCCGGACGCGGACTTCGTCTGTGACGGCTGCCTCAACGGGATTCACCTGCGCGGCTTCGCCACCCGTGAGGAAGTCCTGGAGGTGCTCGGTGCGCCGAGGCCCCTCCTGCAGTTCGTCCGCGTGGCGCGACTCCGCTCGGGCGTCGGCTCTGGCATGTGAGGTGTTTGGTGTCCTGTAGGAAAGTGCGCGTTCGCCTGCGCTCGCGTGCCATTCAATAGTCGGCGCGCTGGGTGTGTGCTTCCGCGCATGCCCGCCCTCTCTCGTTGCGTACCTCTTCGGCCGTTCGGTTCCGAGCCCAAGGAATGGCCGCAGCATTTGGACTTGCCACCTTGCGAGTACTGCGGGGGGCCGTGGCACACGCTCGCAAGGCGATGGGGCGAGCACCTGGGGAACCCCACGGAGCTGCGGGAAAACATCCTCGCGGGCCGCAAGGCGAAGGAGCACCCCTGGTACACGGGGCGCTGGTCCATCGCCGCTCACCACCTTATCTGCTCCGAGGCCATGGCTGAGGATGCTCCGTGGGCGCCGCTCTGCCGGGACTTCGGGTATGACATCAACCGGCGAGAGAATGGCGTCATGCTGCCGATGGTGATGGCCGTCGCCTGCGAACTCCACGTGCCGATTCACAAAGGCCCCCATGCAGGGGGCTGGGCCTTCGACATGAACCTCGCGTACCCAGATGCCGTGAAGCGGCTGCTGGCGGGCGTTATCGAGAAGGCCGTGAGTGGCAGTTTCTGCCCGAAGCCCGAGGGGCTTACGGCCAAGATGGACCGAATAAGCCGCACGATTCTGGGGAAGGTGGCCAGCGGGAAGTGGACCCTCACGACGGATGGGTTGGACTACCTTCCTGGAGGGCAGGGGTGCGCGGGCTCGACGTCTATTCAGGACAAGCCACGTCGGCCGTGTCCTGCCGGCCGGAGGCATCGGACAATGCACCCAGGCACTGGGACGGCACTCCAGCAGCGGGCGCTTCAGGTGGGAGAGTAGCCATGCAAGACGACTACTTCGTCCTCGAGCGCGCGCGTTCCCAGCAGCATCCCCTGCTGTCGTGGGACCAGGAGTGCCTTCCGTTTTTTCGGCCCAGTCCTGTGAAGGTTGCAGCGCCCGTCAAGCTGAAGCTGGGCGAGCCGGTCCCGCCCCGGCCCGTCATGGCTGACTTTCACAGCCTGCCGGCGCCTGTCGTCTCCACGCGGCTGAAGGATTCCTTCGAGGCGGCGGCTCTGCCAGGAGTCCAGCTCGTTCCCGCGGACGTGCAGGTGGGCGACTCCGTGTTGCGCTACTGGCTGGTCCACATGTGGCGACGGCTTCCCTGCATGGACAGAGAGCGCTCGCGCTTCGAGTTCGACGAGGACGGAGACCTCCTGCTGAGCCTCGACCGGCTGTTCCTCGACGAGGCGGTGCTCGGCAAGATGCCGCTCAAAGAGCGTCTGGCCTTCCGACTCGCGGAGTCCGTAGTCCACCTCTTCCACCGCACGGTGGTGGACCGGGTACTCGCCCTGACGCCACCGCCGGAAGGGCTGCGCTTCATCCCCGTGGCGGAGTGGGGGGACTCGTCGGCGTTCCGCTGACGTGGCCCTCCCGCGCGCAGCTCGCGACACCGAGTCCAGATAGAGTGGCGTTCCGCCGATTCTCTGGGCTCACCGGACGGCGTCCTCGCATCCCGTGACGATGCGGCCTCATGGAGCTTTCCCCCGAGGCCGCGGTCGTCATGTTCGCGGTCAGCAACATCGCCGGCCCGCTGCTTACCCAGTTGCTGTCCCGCCGGAGCACGAAGGCGGAGGCGGCCGTTGAGCAGGTGCCCGTCCTGCAGCAGCGCCTGAATGCGCTCGAAGAGCAGGAGTCCGCCTCCAGCCAGGTGCCCCTCCTGGTGCAGCGCATGGAGACGGTGGTGGAGGGGGTCAACGAAATCAAGACGGAGCTGCGCGTGGTGCGGGAGCACGACTCGCTGCTTCGTCTCATGGAGCAGCGGGTGCGCGCGCTGGAGGTGTGGCGCGCGGAGGTCGTCCCCAAGCTCGACCGCTCCGTCAGTGAGACGCACCTGCTGATGGGCGAGCGCAACGCGCGCCAGCTCCAGCACTCGGCCAACCTCGTGGAGCCGCTGAAGGTGGCGAGGCCCACGCCGTGAGCCTTCGCCCTCCGCGCGCGCTCGCCGCGACCTTCGCGGTGGTGGCGCACCGCGCTTCCCTTTCACCCGAAGTACCCCAGGAGCACTGCATGTCCCAGCCATACACTCCGCCTTCCGAGCTCGTTTCCGCCGCCGAACAGTCCGTGGCCAGCGCGAGCCCTGAGTCCCTGGCCCAGGCCGAACGCCTGTACGTCGCCTACGGCGGCGTGACGGGCGGCCGCTCCGCCGTGACGGGCGCGACGCTGCCCCAGTTCTCCGCCTGCTCCGTGCTGGTACGCGCGGGCTGGCTCGCCGCGGTGCATGCGGTCCTGGTCCAGGACCAGACGGCGTCGGAGCGTCCGCCCCAGCCGACTCCGGAGCACGTCTGGGACGCCTTCGCGCACCGCTGGTACCTCCCCGGGGCGAAGGGGCCGGCCATCGGCCGCTCCTCCGTCGGCGCGTAGCCCTCGTCGCCCCTGGCGTCCTCTTTCCCTGGAGTTCCCATGTCCCAACTCCCCGCTCGTCTCTCGCGTTGGCTCCCCACCGTGGAGCCCATCGCCGCGCTGTACCGCCTGGACCCGCTGCTGGTGCTCGCCATCATGGACAGAGAGTCCCTGGGTGGCGACGCGCTCACGCCCAAGGGACCCAGCGGCACTGGGGACCACGGCCACGGGCGCGGCCTGATGCAGGTGGATGACAGGGCCCACAAGGGCTTCGTCGCGGCCGTGGACGACCTGGGCCGGCCGCTGTGGCAGGACCCGGCCGTCAACGTGCTGTACGGCTGCCGCCTCCTGCGTCGCAATCTGGACGCACTGGACGGCTACGTGGTCGGCGCTCTCGCGGCCTACAACGCGGGCCTGGGCCGGGTGCGCTCCGTGCTCGCACGCCTCCCGGCCGATGCCACAGATGCACACCGCCTGGTCATGGTGGACAGCGTCACTACCGGGCAGGACTACGCCAGAGACGTCCTCTCGCGGCGCGAGCGCTTCGCTGGCTCCGCGCCCACGCCCGCTGCGTCTGGTGCCTGAGCGTCAGCGCACTCGTTTCCGCTCGGCGTCTCGGCGCCGGGCTTCCCCCGCAGTCAGGAGTCCTCGTATGAAACAGAAGCTGAAGCTGCTCGCCGTCGCCACGGTGGCGATGGTGCTTTCCGCGCCCACCGTGGTGCTGGCCGCCACCTCCAGCACAGGCGAGCCCACCGAGGTGTCCGCCTCCATCCTCTCCGCCATCGGCACTGCGCTGCTTGGGCTGCTCTCCAGCCCGGACGCGCTGGGCATCATCTTCTCCGGGCTGGTGCTCGGGGCCGGATGGCTCGCGCGGCGCGTCTGGAAGGACAAGGCCGAGGCTCGTCTCCGCGCCTTCGCCCAGTACGTCGAGTACGCCTACTTCGCCGTCGAGAGCTTCGCGTCGAAGACGGCCACCACCGTGGACGACAAGCTGGCCCTCGGGCTGAAGCTGCTCGGCGAGCAGATGGCGCGGCACGGGTACAAGCTCACCGCCCAGGAGTCCGAGGACGCCAAGCTGCGCTTCGAGGCGCTACACGGTGCCGGCAAGGCCGCGGCGAAGCAGGCCGTGCAGACGGCCGCGCAGCTTGCCGCCAAGGGCATCGCCACCGCGCTCCCGACGGTGCCGGGGCTGGCAACGCTCCCTCCGACGCCCCGCGCCTAGCCGTGTCCGCGGGGCTGGACGGGGTGCTGTCTCGTGTCCCCGTTCGTACCGGCTATTTCGAGGCCCAGGCCGGAGTGTCCAGTCTCTCCGGCGCCTACGTGCGCGGCGAGCTGGGCTCGCGGCTGACACCGAGTCTGGGCCTGTTCGGCTTCGCCGAGGCCAACGCCCGCGAGCGGATGGCCGGCGCTGGCATCCGCTACACCTTCGGTTGGTGAGGTGAGGAGGCCCGCTCCAGTGCACCGGGGCGGGCCGTTGTCGCTATTCGCCAGCGTTTTCCAGGTTCTTCAGGCACTGCGCCAAGTCGCGCTTGCTCTTCTGGAGGCGGTCCTCGATTCGATTGGCTGCGCTCTTTGAGGTTATCGCTGCCAGAGATACAGGCTCGGCTTTCATGATCTCCAGCAACTGGGTGTCGGCGAGGATGTCCGCGCGTAACTGGCGGTACCGCTCGATGTTGGTTGTCATGGATTCCCCCATGGGCGTGAGTGCCCATGGAGAGGCTACGCGCCCTGGCTGGTCCTGGCGAGCGCCTCAGTGGCGCGGCTCCACCTCGGCCAGACACACCTGGGTATAGGGCTAAGGTGGGGACGACGCGGCCACCCAGGACGCGGGCGAATCCCTGGAGACGCCCGTATGACAGCCGTACCCTATTACATGATTTCCGTCGAGGACGGAGACGCTGACGCCTCGCTCCGGAAGGCATTCCCTCAATGCGTATTCGGCGTGTCAGGCGTACGCGTCGAAAGGCTCGGAGAAAAATGGCAGCCCCTATGCCATGCGGACGGCTCTGACTGTGACAAGCGGTGGGCCCTTCCAGCCGCGCAGAACGACCACGTCTACGATTACGGTTCTACGCTGCCGACGTGCTCCGACGGGGAGACGTTGGAGTTTCATCTGCAGTCGCCTGGCGATCCCGTTCTGATGGTGGAACGCCCCGGTAAGTAGGCCCGGAGTCGCCGTTCTCGCTCCCTCGCTGCCACGGCAGGTGATCCGCGCCGTGGCAGTGAGGGCCGGCGCTGCCTCACTCGAAGGACGAGGCAGCGCCCGCGCAGTGCCTCGGCCGCGAGCGCATCGGCTGCCTGGTGCTCCGCTCGCGCCCGCGCGTACCGAATCCTCGCCGCCGGACTCCCGTCCAACCCCGCGACTGCCGCCTGAAGCTCTGCCTCCGCCGCCCCGAGGCGCTGCGCGAGCGCCACCCTCTGTTGCCTGTTCATGCGCCGGGCGCAGAGCATGAGGCGTACCAGCGCACGGTGACTACTGCGTGGGCGCCACCCACCGCCACGCCGAGTAGCCCGACACGTAAATCCACTTCGACAGCGCCAGGCCGGGCCCGTGCCGCTGGCGCTTGAGGTGGCCGCGCACCTGTCGCTCCTCTGCGACGCGGCTACCCGTAGGCGCGGGGGCAGGGAGAGTGGTGGTTCCGCCGCCGAGCGCGCCGTCCAGGTAGACGTTGCGCACCGGCAGCAGCCCCACGGCGTCGCGCTTGCGCGCCTCGTCCACGCGCAACGGCGAGCCCTCGGCCTCGCAGAGGAGGGCGTACACGACGGCAAACCGGGCAGCGTCGCGCGCCCACTGCTGGTGTTCGCCCACGTCGTCGATGAGCGGCGAGCGCTCCTGCCGAGTCCCCTCGGTCAGGTCCTCGCCCGTCCACTGAGGGCGCCACGGCGCGACGCTGGCAGCGCCCGCCGCAGTCAGGCCAATCAGGTACGTGGTGCCCTCAAGCTGGTACCCGCCGAGGGCAAAGGTGGAGCCGAAGAGGCGCTCGCCAGCGCTGGGCCGCCGCACCTCCAGCAGCCACGGCCGGCGGAGGAACTCGGGCGGGGAGTCTGGGAGGGAGTGCAAGTCCGTAGCCGCGACGTGCGCGGATGCGGCCGGCCGTACCTGATGAGCGACGAGTCCCATACCTCCCGCCAGCGCCAGCCCGGCCACGTTGACGAGGGGGGGCGCGCGAAGCGGCGCGCCCTCGTCCCACGTCGCCTGGGCCGTGAGTACTGCCCGCTGGCGAAAGGGCACCAGGCCCAACTCGGCGGGCGCAGACCGCAGCGAGGCCAGCGCCTCGGCCACCAATTCGGCAAGGCCAATCACTCGTCATCCTCCTTGGGCGGCGTCCATCCTCGGGCCTTGGCCGCCTCCTCAAGTGCGAGGTTGACGGCACCGGAGTCGTTGGCCGGGTGCTTCTCCCGCGGGTGGCGGGCGAGGTGCTCGACGAGATGCGCGCGGGCGCTTTCGCCGGCGGGGGTGAGGCGGACGCCGAGGCGCTTCAACGGCACGTCGCCTCGGAGGCGGCGCGCCCTGGGTGGAGTTTTCGAGTTGTCGTGCCTGGGCATGCTTCTCCTGCGGGCCCGGCCGCGACTGGCGGTCGGGCGGGGTGGTGAAACGGATTAAAGGGCGGCGACGGCGCGGCGCTCTTCGACGCGGTTGGCCACCGGGTATGCGACGTTGGTCCACGCCGCGTTGCTACCCAACTCCCGGCAAGTCAGCGCCTGCACCACGGACGGCGCACACGGCAACTTCTCTGCCCGCCACTGATCTGAGTACTCCGACACGCCAAACCACTCCGCGAACGATGCCTTGTCGTCCTCGTGGCGGCGCTGGCCCACCTCGTGGATCTCCCACCCGGAGGGAGGCTCGTAGGCGCGGGACCGCAGGAGCTGCTCGCGGTAGAGGGTCCAGTAGTCCTGGCTCCAGCCGAGGGCGCGAGGCCGCCCGTTGTGAAGCGTGTCGTACACCACCCAGCCGAACGTGGCCGGGGGCGGAGCGGGCTCCAGGGAGTAGTAGTACGTCCAGGCCACCTGGGCGCCAGGTGTGTGCCGCTGCTCCCACCCACAGAGGCTTCCTGCGAACAGCAGCCCCTGCTTCCAGAAGTAATCGCCCAGGGCAACCACCTGCTCGGGCTTCAGCTTCTCTCCGTACGTCTTCAGGCACAGCAGCGTGGTCATAACAACTCCGTACCCGCGCGCAGCGGGCGAAGGGTGTGAGACGGCGCAGGTTGCGCCGGCATCGCCTTGCGGCATCGGGCCCGGGGCCCGCGAGGGGACGACGGCTACGTCGTGGCAGCGCGCTGGAGCGCCCGCCACAGGGCGTCCGGCATAGCGGGGTCCGCCACCTCAAGCGCCCGCTCAGCTTGGGCCACGGTGAGTTGCAGCGGCGCGCTCTCGCGGCCGTCGTCCCACCGCGTCACCTTGAGTCCGCCGCGGCAGGCACGGCCCGTCAGTCCTTCGTGCGGCGGGTTGCCGCACTGCAACCGCTCCACCAGCCGCGCCCCAGGCAGGCACTCCGCGCAGTAGGGGCTGACGTGCAACTTGGGGCCAGGGCCCCACGCCGCGTGGCCGAAGGCGTACCAGCCGGACACGGTGACGGGCTCCGCGCCCGCGGCAACAGGGGCCCCACACGTCGAGCAGTTCATCGCGCGCTCTCCAACCCGAGGGCGCTGCGGACGGCCGCGCCACTCGTGGCGCGCTCGTTCGAGAACCACGTCCGGCCGCCATCCGTGGACACCTCCAGCCAAGCGAAGGCGCCGAGGCTGTTGGTTTCCACCCGCCGCACCAGGGTGCCGGCGGCGAGCAGCCCCTTCTCCCGCGCCTGCCCCTGTACGACGGACGTCGATTCGACCTCCTCCGTCAGCGGGCGCGGCGGGTCCAACTCAACCGTCGTCGTCCTGTGGCCGAACTCGTCCTGCCCCTGCGTGGTCCTGTCCATGACACACCCTCCCGGCTGAGCCGGGGACTGCGAGGTAAGCGCCCGAGGGCATCACTGCTAGAGACGTCAGCCGCGGGAAAACCCATCGCGGCCGGGGCGTCTAAATGTCCCAGTCCGACCAGACGAACTCATCGAGCCCGAGCCCCAACCACCCCCACGTCCCCACCCGGGAGCGTCCGCCCGTCTCCTCTCGCCAGACCACCACCTTGCCACCGTTGGCGAGACGGGGAATCCCGCTGGTGAGACCGAATGCCTCATCCTTCGCGGACTCCGCAGTCGTCGCCCCCAGTGGACGGACAGTTGGAGCCGAACCGTAAGCATCAATCACTTCGGCGTGGAACTTGACCATGGCGTACTCCGTATTGCGCTACTCGCGCCAACCGTTGAAGGGCAGGCCCGATTAGAGCCCCAGCGGCTCGACGGTGCAGCGCAGGTGCTCGGGCGGCGCCTGCCGGGGGTTGAACACCTGCTGCACCTGCGAGCGGAGCGCAGCGCCCAAGGCGTCGCCACGCTGAGGGCGCCGGTCAATCCACCACTGGGCGGCCTGCGTCTCCGGCAGAGACAGCACCGTTTGAATCGCTCCGGCGAGTCCGAGGACGTCAGCTTCTGGCAGCGCGTGCCCGCGGGCCTTCTCCGCGAGGCTCTCCACCAGCCCGCGCACCTCGTTCGCCCGCACCTCCCGGCCCCACTGCACCTGGGCAGCGGAGCCGGTGAGGCAGTCCGCGCGCAGGCCCTGGACCGTCACGCGGTGGCCACCGCCAGCCGCGATGATGCGCCCGTCCCGCTCCAGTTCGTCCGCGCGCACCTCGTTGTCGGCGCGCCGGTGGGGGTTGTACCCGCCGCCGGCATGGCCCTCGTTGTAGAGGGCGTCGTGCCGGGCTGCCGCGCGGGGCTGGCTGGCCTGAGAGGCAGCGGGCGTGGGGCACTCGGCGTGGTCCCACTTCCCCGTGGGGCCCTTCTTCACCTCGGTGCCGGCCGGGTACTTCGTCCGGCAGGCCGAGCAAAACCCTGGGTAGTTGGCTTCGACGATTCGCTCCGACATGACGCCCCCGCTGGCGACGCGACCGGTGTGCCGCTGTCGATGGTTGAGTTATAGCGACGTCGCTATATCTGGTCAATAGCGACGTCGCTAAATCTGGAGCGACCGCTCAACCCACCGTAACTACATGGATAGACCACGTCAGCGTCCGACCCTAGGCCGAGACGGGCAGGCGGGGAATCCCTCTCCAGGGTGATGGCGGCGCGGCGCCTACTCGGACTCACCCGTCAGCCGGGCGACGGCGGCGCACCAGCTGGGCGTGGCCGCCCGGGACGCTGGCACGAGGCGCCCGTGGCGGCCGGGGGAGTAGGCGCGGGTGGTGCGGTCCCGAGAGTGCGCTCTGTCGTTGGCGCAGAGGAGGAGGGTGCCGCGGCGCTCGAGTTGGGCGCCGCAGCCTGGGCAGCGGTAGGCGGTAGGGCTCACGCCAGTAGGACGCGAGGCGCGCCGGTTGTTACCTCGCGGCGGCCAGTCCTCAGGCACCGGCCCACGCACGTCCACCGGGGCCGCCGGCGCGTCGAGCTCGGCCAGCGCCTCGTCCACCAGCAGGGCCACGCGCTGCACGCGCGCGGGCGGCACCCCGTCAGCCTGGGCCGCCTCGGCGAAGAGGGACACGGCGTCGGCTGGACGCAACGTCCTGGATGCGCGTGTTCCGATCACTGGAGCCCGCCTCCTGGCTGCACTCCCTGGTGCTTCTGTGTTCGCCTTGGCTGGAAACCTTCCTGGGCCGCAGCGATTCCTTGCAGGCCAGACGCGCGCCCAGCGGTAGATGATTCTACCGCTAAGGAGATGCTAGGGGCTATGTGTCGTCGGCGGGAATCCACTCATCGTCCTTGGGCGCAATGGGCGAGGCTCCAGGGCCAGTAAGCGGGCTTACTGGGCTCGCCTTCTGCATTCCTCTGTGAATCTGCACCTGCTCATACAGAAATCGCAGAGCCCATGGCTCGCCAATCTTGGCGTTGCGAAATGCATTTTCAAATGCTTGGTCCAGTTGTACATCCGTGAACGTGTCGAAGGTGGCAATCTCCTTCAGCGCGCCGCGGTGAATCCGCTCGCGGGCTCTAAGTATCTCGGCTCGCCTGACACGCGGGAGCTTCTGCCAGATGTCGCGGATGGTCCTCTCTTCGATGTGCTCAGCCCACCCGACGAACATACTCCGGGCTACGAGTAGGGCTACGACGACCGCAATGAACCACAGCGGGATAAACATGCCGCCCAGCCTCCCGCACGCTGGGCGCGGGCGTCAACGTGGCTGCCTACCTCCCTGGGGGGAGGGTGCGCCGGAGGTGCAGTCCTCGGGCACCGGGCCGCGCACGTCCACCGGGGCCGTCGATTCGTCGAGGCGGCTCTGGGGCAACTACTCAAGCAGCAGCGCACCTGGAGCGCGGGGCAGTTATCGCGCGCTGGCGGCCCACGGCATTAGGACGGCAGCGCTCTTCAGTTGAGACGCCGCGCATACGCGCCTCGTTACTCGGAGGGCTCGTCTTCCGGCAATTCGTTAGCGGGCACCTCCACTTCGCGCCAATTAGGTGCGTACTTCCCTAGCCTAGGTGCGTACTTCCCTAGCCGATAGCGCTTCATCGCGAGAGTCGCGTGGAGCCGCACCTTCTTGTACCGGGATCCATCTAGCTGGCCTTGGATGACGGCTTGGGCGTGGTCCTCGAAGCGGCCTCGCTTCAAATCTATGACCTCTTCCGGATGATCCTTCTCGAACTCGATGACCTTCATGACGTCCAGGAGAAGCAATAGGAAGCGCCGGTTCGACCCACGGAACCTCTTCCACTGCTCCTCGCTAATGTCCTTGAGCTGAGGGCCACACTGATTCCCGATGCGCCACTCCACGCGACCCTCAAAGGGTTCCCCAGACTGCAGTGCCATCACCCAATGCTCTTTGAGGCGAGTGGAGCACCGCTCACACCGATCCCAGTCGTCAAGCTTCTCGATGAAACGAAGTTCCCAAGGGCCTACCTTTGCCATCATCCGAATCGAGATCATGCATGACTCCGGGAGTCAGGGAGCAACTGGGACAGCATGAGCGCATGTCCCGCGCCACGCGTGTACCCTACCTCGGTCAGCCGCTCGGCGTCGGTCGGCGCGAGCGCTGGCCGGGGGATGACTCATCGCCGAAGCGCGAGCGGTGCTCCTGTCCATGCTTGGCGCTACCGCTGCAGCCCCGGGAACAGCGGACCCGCGCCCACCTCGGGCGTGCGTTCCAGGCGCTCCAGGGCCAGCGTCAGCAGGCCCACCGCCTCCAGGCGCGTCAGACCGCCCACGTCCTCCCAGGCATTTTTAGCCCGAGGACTCCCGCTCAGGCGCCTACGTGCGTGGAGTGCTGGGCGCGCGGGCCATAGGAAGACGTCGCGGCAACTCAATGGTGGACGCGCCCAAGGGCACAACTCAGGGGCGCGGCGTCACCGGGCCTCGCGGATTGTCCCGTCGTGACTGACGTGGAAGTGAAACCCTCCGCTTCCCTCGCCGGAAACGCCGATGCTGTAGGTGCGACCGGGGACGAGCGGTTTTGCTGGCTCCAATTCCTCGAAGCCCTCCGGGAGGACGCCGTAGCTGAGCCTCGCTGGGGATACCTCGAAGTTGGGAGGGAGCTTCCGGAACGCCCACATCAGGGTGCCGTCGAGGTCCATGACGCTGACGTAGCCGTAGCGTGGCTTCTCGACTGGCTGCGACGGCTCGCTGATGACGAACGCGGGCGCTGGAAGTCGCTCTTCCGTGGAGGCCAGCTTTATGTGAATGGGGGGCTCGCAGGCCCCCACAACGGTTGCGAGGACGGCCACCGCCGCGAGATGCAGAAGTCGATGCAGTCTCATGGTTACGGTGCCCCTCGTCCGGCCCGGACTTCGCGCACCGCCGCCTCAATCTGTGCGGTGTAGTCGACGCCATTGATGTAGAGCCGCCTCGGAGGCGTCTCGAAGAAGCCGGCGAGGTAGCCTTCCTTCATGAGTTCGGCCTGCTGTTCCGGGTTGAGCTGGCTCCAGGACTTCCCCTCGCTGAGTGCCTTGCCGAGGTTGTAGCCGTCGCCGAGGAATTGGGCGAAGAGGGCCTCGCTCATGTAATCGGTCCCCCCGTGTTGGTGCTGCCACACATGGGCAGCTTCGTGGACGAGGGTGCCCACCTTAATCGGGAGGTGCTTCGACGGAATGTAGATGGTGTCGCCATGCACGAACGGCCTACCTGACATCGTCAGGAGCCCAGCGTCTCCCTCCTTGATGGAGATGCGGCTGTAGTCGAGGGAGTCGCCGTACACCTGCCGGAGGACGGCTTCTTCCTCGCCCGTCAGCCCACGTCGAACGGGTTCCACGCCGAGGAGGGTCTGGACGGCGCTGATGGTCCGGCCGCCCATCATGAGCACCGCGTCGATGGGCGTCTGGACCACCTGCACCAGGCCGCGCCCGAGCTCGCCGAAGCCCTCACGGAAGCGCCCGGTGAACACCTGGCCCAGGCCACGTGAAAGCGTCTGCGCCGCCTCCGCACCGTTGCGCATGACTCCCACAACAGCGTCCTTCGTTCCCGTCACGAGACCTCCGACGGCGTCTCCCACGCGCCGGAGCCCTCCCGCGACGGCGGAGCCGATGCGGCCGAGGAGCCCCTTCTGCACCTCCTGCTCGCGCTCCCCCTGCGCCTTGAGTCCTGCTTGAGGCAGGTGCTCCGCCATCGCGACGGCCTTCGGATGCACGCTGGCGAGGGCGAACTCTGTTCCCGCGGATTTGGCCGCCGGTGCCTGGGCCCCCGAGGTGCTGCTTCCAAAGGACTCGACGATGTTGCCCGCCTTCATGGCGACTGCGCCACGTGGGCGAGCCGCGCCCCTTGCTGTCTCTGGCGGCCCGGATTCGGGTTCAAGGCCGGGGAGGGCGGTGTGACGTGACGTGATGGGGTCCATAGGTGCTCCTGGTGGTGCGAGAGGTTGCAGGCGCAGCCGTCCGGCCAGCGCGCCCACGGCGAGCCGGACAGCAAGAGAAGCGAGGTGAAGTGGGGCCCGCCGGGCTGGGGGCGCGCGTCAGAAACCGCAGGTGTGGACGTTCTGCCCCGACAAGTACCGGCAGTCGCTCGGGTTGCTGCACAGCGGTCGGCACTGGCCCGCGGTGTTGGGCACGGAGCATGTGCTGCAAAAGCAACTCGTCTGGTGGCCGAAGGCCGTCACGAAGGTGGAGCAGAAACCCGCCGAGGAGTTCGTGGCGTCTGCGCAGTTCTCGGCGATGAGCACCCCAGCGCTCGTCGCGCAAGTGAAGTGGACTCGTGGGTTGGCCACGCTTGTCCCCGTGGCGGACGCACAGACGCCGTTGGCGTCGATGCTGCCGCACCTGCACGCCCCGCTGCCGTCAGCGGCGATTCGCTTGCACTGTCCCGGGCCGCAGTTGAGGGCGACGATGCCCTCCTGCGCGTCGCACCGCACCCAGGTGTCGCCGGTGCAGTACCCGTACTGGTTGACGCCCTGGCAGGCGCCGCCGACGCGCACGCAGCCCGTACCGGCCTGATTGGGGACATACCCTGCGGCACAGGCGCAGCTCTCCCCGCCTGCGTTGCACGTGGAGTTGGCCGGGCAGGTGCCACACGTCCCGCCGCAGCCGTCGGAGCCACACACCTTGTCCTGGCACTGGGGCACGCAGACGCAGGCGCCGGAAGCGTTGCACGTGGTGCCCGAGCGGCAAGTACCGCAGGTGCCGCCGCACCCGTCCGGTCCGCACTGGCGCCCGTCGCACTTCGGGACGCATACGCACCGGCCGTCCGCGCACGCTTCGCCAGAGCCGCAGGACCCGCAGCTCCCTCCACAGCCGTCGCTGCCGCACGTGTTCCCGGAGCAAGACGGGGTGCAGGTTGACGCGCACTGCCCGCTCGAGTCACAGACCGTCCCATTTCGGCAGGAGCCGCAGCTTCCGCCGCAGCCGTCCGGTCCGCATGACTTACCCGAGCACTTTGTGGTGCAGGTGCTGCCGGCGTCCACAGGGAGCGTCCCGCCGTCCTCCTCGACGAAGCCCCCATCACGCGATGCGGAAGGGGGAGGGCGCCCGTCGTCGACGTCGTCCTCGGTGGGGCCACAGTGGAGGGTTGCTACGGCGGCAAGGGCCGAGACAAGTAGGCGAAAAAGGGCGGGCGCTGGGCGTCCGAGGGCCATGGGGAGTCCTCCGGCCGGAGCTGCGCTGGTGAAGTCCGCGCGAGCCCGGCTCGACTTGACCCCACAGAGCAGGAGGCGTGCCGCACATCTGTCACTCTCAGATGCCCTGGCGCATCCATCCGTCGTCCGAGACGGCAGTGCTGCACCGAGACGTGGAGGCGTCGGAGCCATCTCGCCGTCGCGGGAATTTCGCAGGACGTTCCGTCCCTACGATTGGCCAGGGTGAGCTCAGATACCGCTGCTGCGTTCTCGTGGCCTGCGCGGTGCGCTTCTCGGCAACGACTGCGGGGTGACAGTAGGGCTGGCTGCTGATGGTCCGCATGACAGCCTCGCTTGAGCGAGGCTGAGGTGCCGCACTGCCCTCCGCTTGTTTGATCTGGACGTTAACGCCCGTCGAGTTCCTTTCGCAACCTGGCGGCGTAGCGGCTGATCGCCTCGCGGTAGACTTCGGAGTCGTCTACCCCCCGCCGTTGCGCCTCGCTTTCGAGGACCTGCTTGTCTTCGCGGGTAATGCGAACGCCAATCATCTCAAGGGTGTTGTCGCCAGCCTTCCTGAGCGGCGCGTAGTCCTGTCCCCGCCTCTGCTGCTGGTAGTGCCCGGAGCAGAGGCCTTTCGCCCAGGCGTCCCGGTCGCACGCACCACCCTCCCACTTCGCGTTGCATTCCATGGCAGGAGTATATTCCCCGTCAGCGTGAGATGGCGTGCCCCTCGGGCTCCACCAGCAGGGCACGCGCTGGACGCGGGCAGGCGGGGGCTGGGCATAGGGACTCCTTCCGGGAAGGTGGGCACGGCCGTCTGCTCGCGCCACCTGCCAGGCCGTGGCACTCTCCGCGCCCGTGACACGAGAGGAGCTGAAGCAACACCTGGAATCGCTGGGCCGCGAGGCCTCCGCGCGCGGGCCGGCGCTCAAGGGCATCACCGACCTGTTCCGCCTGTACTGGCTGGCGCTCCAGCATGGCCTAGTGGTGGATGGGCCGGACCACACGCTGGAGCTCAAGCTGAATGCGGCATGGGCGGAGGAGTGGCTCAAGATGCTGCGCCTCCCGCCGCACGAGCACACTCTGCCGGTGCGCACCTGGGCGGAGGGCTGTGGGACGTGCTCGCCCTACGAGGCTCGCATCACCACAGTGGTCGCCGTGCCAGGACTCACCAGGCGCGAGTGCTCCACCTGCCGCGGCGACTGGCTGGTGCTGGAGGGGTAACCGCTGCGGGCGCCTGCCGCGTTACGACTTCGTCTCCAGAGAGCGCAGGTAGTCCACCACCTCTGTCTTCCAGAGCACCTGGTATCCGGAATGGCTGCCGCGCGTGTAGGGGATGGCCTCGCCGTACTTCGCGCCAGCGGGCGTCAACTCCCACTCGTCGCGCTCGTTCTTCGTCTGGAGCCCGGCGTCCTTGAGTCGCAGGTTGGCGGCCTTCGGGGAGACGCCCAGCGCCTTCCCCACGGTCGTCGCGTTGAGGGAACTGGCCGGCCCCTCGCCCGGAGGCAGCGCCTTGCGGTAGGGCTCCACGGTCAGCCCCGTGTCGGCGTGGATGGCGTCGAGCATCATCGACGCGGCGATGCCAGAGCGGAGCCCCGGCACGGCCTTCAGTACCGTGAGGACGGCGCCGTGACCGGCCACCTTCTCCTCGGTGGGCGAGGGAAGGGCGCGCGGTGGCTCAGCCGGAGCGACCTGTACCTGCCCCGTCACCACTGCGTCGAAGGTGCGCAGCACGCGCAGGTGGAATGCGGGGGACACCCAGGCGGCGTAGGCGTACACGAGCTCGCGGCAGACGTAGGTGCCGCCATTTCGCCCCATCACCGTCTCGACAGGGAAAGTATGGGCCGGCCCATACTTTCCTTCCTGCCCAAGCTCTTGAACAAGCTCAGCGGTGGCGGGGACTCGCAGGAACTCAGCCGGCCTGTGGCGGGACTCCAACCCAGCCGCCCGGTGCAGGTCGTTGAGGCAGTAGCGCCCGTTGCTGTCCTGATTCACGGCCACGTCGTTGATAGTGAGACTGCTCGGCCTGCATGTCGTCATGTGTACCTCCTGGCGCGAGAGCATGGCTCACCACCGGCTGGTGCAGCCGAGGCGAAACCCCATCCCGCAGTGGTGTGTGGAGCTGGCTGGTTGTGATTGGGCCAGCCGCGAGTGCCGACAGCGTTTCGGGGCGCCATCGACCAGCCGCAAATTATTGGGGGGGGACCCAACTCGTCAACGCGAGATCTTGTGCTCGTGTCGGCATGGGGCATGCATTCTGGGTCCGCTGCATGAGAGGGATTGGAGCACAATACAGGCTGTCTCAGACGGGGCTGGGCTCTGCGGGCATCGGATCGGGTTCGCGAATTTCACGCCATTCGTGGTGGGCTAGCGGACGACAGGAGGAGCACTGTTCACCGGCCCCCGGGCGAGGTGAGCCCCGGGAAGAGCGGCCCCGCGCCCACCTCGGGCGTGCGCTCCAGGCGCTCCATGGCCAGCGTCAGGAGTCCCACCGTCTCCAGCCGCGTCAGCCCCCCGACGTCCTCCCATGACTTGAGCCCGAGGCCGCCGGCGGAGCGCGGCCCCTCGCAATGGGAGACGGCCTTCTTCGCCTCCGTCCAGTTCACCAGCGCGCGGGTGGCCACCTTGCCTTCGCGCCCGGCGAATGGGGACGCGAACTGCTAGCGCTCCACCTCAAGCCGCTGCACTTCCAGTCACAGTGGGCGGTTCAGAAGAAGGACGACGCCACGGGGGCGTGGCAGCAACAGCGCGGTGGGGCTCCGCTCCCCGCACACCGGCCCGCTACTCGCCCCGTTCTGCGGCTTCGCGTAGGGCCCGGCGGACGGCGTCGGCCTCATTGCACTTCCAGCGTTTCGCCAGCGCTTCCAGGTCCGCCGCTGACTGCAGGGTGTGGCGGACTAGCTGTTTTAAGACCACGCTGCCCTTTTCGGCGCGGCGCTTTTCGGGCGGGGTCTCCTTGGGATCGTGACGGGGCAAGGCGTGTTCTCCTGTCGTTGCGCGGCACGGTACAGCACCCGACTTGGATTGCCACGGGACAACGCCAGACAGGGTGGGGTGGAAAGGCATGGTGCCTCCCGCGCGTCGTCTACGAGCTGCGCGGCGCGCTCCAGCACCGCATCCACCAGGGCGAAGAGCAGCCGGCTCACCGGGCACCTCCCTCGGACTCAGCACGCTGTAGCCGCTCGCTCCGCTCCAGCAGGTTCAGCAGCGCGTGGCATGCGGGCGTCCACGCAGGCCCGCCAGCTCCCGCCCCACACGCGCAGGACTTGGCCGTCTGCACGCCGTCCCTCGGGTGCTGGGCGCGAACTGCCGCGCGCAGCGCCTGGAGTGCCTCGGAGTCGATGCCGTAGCAAGGATGGTCAGCCATGGGTCGCCTCCAGGGATGACGGCAGTCCCGCGAGGTAGTCGCGCGTTTCGGCGCGCGGGTGGTGCTGGAAGTACGAGGCGAGCGGCGACCACCTGTCGTCGTGCCGGAGGTTGAGGCGGCAACCGAGGCAGTGCGGCAGCGTCATCACCACGCCCGGGAGGACGAACGACACCGGGCGGCAGAAGGCGTAGGTGAGGCAGCCACTGCACGTCTCGTGGTGGCGCTCAGCCATTGGGCACCTCGCTCTCGGCGGCAGGCGTCGCCGCAGTCTCGGTCTTGAGCTGCTCGCGGATGGCGGTAGCCAGAGCCGGCATCACCTCGCGGCAGAACGCGCGGAGTTGCGGCTCGTAGTCGCGCGTCGCGAACTCATAGGCATCGTCGATTTTCGTCTCGCCGTACCAGTCGTGGAACTGGTGGACGTCCATCTCGTCGTGCTCGCTCGGACTGCTGTCGCTGTAGGGGGAGAGGGCATCGGCCAGCGTCTGCCATTCCTGGGCGGCCCGCTCCTTCGTCCAGCCGCTCTCGCGCCGAGACTCAAGGATGTATTCGCGGATGCCCTTGAGTGTGGCGGCGCCATCCCACCATGTGGCCCGGCCCAGCTTGCTGCACAGGTAGTCCGCGTCATCTTCCAGGTCGGCGACGAAGGCGCGGAACTCCTTGCCCGGGCTGCCCCACCGGAAGGCATAGCCGCCGCAGTTGGAGACGGCGGAGAAGTAGCCGTCGCTGAGCATGACGACGTCCGCGAGCCAACGCCCCTTCGGGGTGCGCAGCCGGTATTGGTAGACGGTCGGCTCAGCCACGGTGCACCTCTCCGGATGGCAGAAGCGGGGGCATGGTGCCCGTGCGGTACGCCTCGGCTACGGCGGGCAAGGCGTACTGCCCCACCGTCTTCCCACTGGGCGTGACGATGTGCGCGAGGAAGGCCTCCTCAAACGTCTCCACCTGGTTGTCCACGCTGACGAACTTGGCCTTCATGGTGAGGTAGAGGGCCCGCCACTTCTCGCGGCAGGCCTGCTGCCATGCGCGGGTGGCGGCGGCCTGGGGCCGCTGCTTCCCGCGCCTGTCATGGGTGAAGGTGCGGTGGACGGGGAGGGGCAGGGGCATGGTGAACTTCACGCGCCTGTCCTGCAGGTCGAAGAGCACCACCGCGCGGCCCTCTTCCTCGGCGAAGGCGGTGCGCGTGGCCCCGCGGTTGCGGAGCAGGTCCTTGATTTCGGCCTCCGTCTTGGAAACGGCCACCTTCGTGCCGGCGGCGAACGTGCGCTTACCCACGGCGCACCGCCTTCCCGCGCAGGGGGGCGGCGCGGATGACAGAGGCCAGGTTCTTGAGCCCGACGTTTTCCACCATGCGCGCCACCCGCTCCTGCGTGTCCTCGGCAACCGCCTTGTCCTTCTGGCGGAGTGCCTCCTCGCTACTCGCGAGGCTGGCGCGAGCGAGACGAGCGTCGAACTTCGCCTTGGCCAATGCGCGGGCGAGGCGCTGGAGGCGCATCGTCTTCGTGAGGGGCTGGCCCCAGCCATGCGGTCCGAAAATCAGCAACGTCCCGTTGGCGAGAACCCGCACCTCCTGGTCCTCCCACACCACTCGCTGCGGAGGCTTCCCCTCCAGCGCCGGGTCATGCCACATGGTGCACGCCCGGCCCTCGCCGTACTTGCACTCATCCGGCGTGCAGTGCTCGGCGTGCAGATCGGGCGTCGCGGGAGGCTCGTCAACCGGGCCTTCGATGAGCGGTTCCGCGGGCCCGGGCGTCATTCGCGCGCGTTGGTGGGCGTAGGCGTCGGCCGTCATCATCGCCATGTTGCCCACGTCGGCGCACCGGGCGAGCAGTACTTCCGGTGAGACACGCGCGGCAAGGCCCAGTTCCACCTCGTCGGCTTCCTCTCGGACGCGGCGGAGGAGGGCGGCGGGCATGTCGCGCACCCAGCCCTCGTGTCCGCCCTTGCGCGGGCGGTGGTGGTCCAGCAGGCGGCGCATCTCCGCCGAGAAGGCCGTCAGCATGGGCCACAGGTCCACCGTGGGCTTCGGCTTGATGGCGGCGTGCTGCGTCCACGCCTTGTCGATGAGCGCCGCGTCCTGGGGAGGCAGCGGGCCCTCCTGCTCCACCAGGGGCTGGGCCAGGTCGCGGGCCAACTCTGCCAGTTCCTCGGCGAGGGCAGGGTTCTCACGCTGGTAGCGCTCCAGCGCGCCGGCCGGGTCCGCCTCCACGGCGAAGGCACTGAGGACGTCGTTACGGGAGGGCGGCTCCCCACCTCCCGGCCCGGACGGGGGCGTATCGAGGCCGAGGTCCTCGAAGACAGCGTGCGTGGGAGGCAGCCACTTGCGCAGCACATCCACCACCCTGGCCTTGCTCAGCATCTCGCGTGGGGCGGGCGCCTCGCCATCGCCGAAGAGCACCCACCGCGCCACGGCCCCATCCGGGTCGCTGCCCCAAGAGTCGTGCGCGGCCTTGGCCTGTCCGGCGTGGTTGTTCAGCCGCTCCTCCGCCGCGCGGTACTTTGCGGCGTCCTCGTGGTCCGCCTTGCAGTTCGGGCAGGTGGAGTCCGGACCGTGCTCCCCGCCCTTCGCGGCGTCGTAGGCGGCGAGCAAGGCGCGGACGTCGCCCAAGGTCACGTCCTCCACTGGGCGAGTACTCAGGTGCGCGGGCGAGTCATCCGAGAGGGCCAGCGCCGCCATGTCTCGCAACAGGCAGAGGAACGGCTCCACCGCCTCCAGCAGCCCGGGCGGCGGGGTGGGCTGCGCGCCACGAGTGCGGATGCGTCCACCTGCCGGCGACGTCACCACCTCCGATGTTCCGGCGGTGGGCGCGGGGTGGGAGGCGCCGTAGCCCGCGCGGTGGCGCAGGTAGCCGCTGCCACCGCAGGCCCCGCAGTCCTTGCGCGGCATACTCCCCCAAATGGCCGGGCGGCGGCAGTCGCACTCGACGGCCCCAGTGTCACCGGCCAGGAGTCGCCGTCGCTGCTCGCGGATGCGCTCGCGGTCCTCCACAAGCCACTGGACGCGAGAGACGACGTCGGTGCGGTACTCCGTTTCCTCGTCGTCGGCATTGAGGCTCACCTTGCTGTCCACGCCCGCGGCAGTGAGGACGCCCTCCAGCCCCAGCACCCGCACGGCCTGGTCTCGGAGGCGAACGGCAGCGGCCATTGTCCTGGCCACCGTGCCGGTGGCCGGCATCGCGGCAATCCCAGCGCTGACCATCTCGTAGTCCTGCGCCACCTCCTCGGGCGTGGGCGGGGGCTGCTGACCAACGAGCTCCCGCAACTTTCCGCGCTCCTCCTCGCTCAGCCCGGCCACCGCGCGGAGCAGGCGGTCGTTGTCCGACTTGAGCGCGTGACGGATGTACTGGCCCAGGTGGTAGGCGTTATTGCAGTTGGCGCAGTACTCCGACGTCAGGCTGTCGTGTCCGCACGGAAACTTCGTCGTCATGGTGGCACCTCGGGTCCTGCGTCGGTGAAGGGACAGCAGGGGCTGGGCGCGGCGAGGCGCCCAGCCCGGGAGGCTCAGAGTCCGGCCTCGAATGCGGCGCGGACGCGCGGCGTCAGGTTGTCGCCGCAGTACTCGAGGACGCGGGACTGGTAGCGCGCGGCTGCCTCGGAGGACTGGTGGTCCCCGTCCTTCGCCCACTCCCTGCTGGCGCAGTCGGCCGCCACCAGGCGCTGGAGGCACGTCGTCTCACCGGAGGACCAGCCGGCGTAGTCACCGCCGGCCACCTGATCCTCGGCCGCGTCGAAGCAATCCATCGAGGCCTGCGCCCTACGGTTCTGGGCGTCAGAGAATCTGCTGGGCTTCGGGCTCGCGCACCCAGCCATCACAACCAGCATCAACAGCAACCAGGGCATCGTCAGCACTCCAAGACTACGGGTTGGGGGAGACAGCGCGGGCGGCCTGGGCAGCACCGCCCGCGCTCACGGCACAACGAGGGGACTGTGCTCGGGACGTCACCCGCCCGAGCCCGGGACGCGCGGGCTACAGCGGCAGAGGGATGGCTTCCTTCGCCAGCACCAAGGTTCCAACCGCGACGATGATTGCCACCTCACGGGGGCCAATCTTCTGCCCACCAAAGACCTTCCCGGCCGCCTCCTTGAAGTCGTCCCAGAGGTCGGCTTCCTTCACCTTGTTCATGCTCTGCTTTGACTTCGCCTCCTCTTGACCGGCGACCAGCATCAGCACCAGGCCCTGGTTGGGTGGGCCTCCCTTGGAGTCGCAGTGCTGGAGGGACAAACGGTTGTAGAATTCAGCGGCCTGGGCGAAGCGCGTCTTCTGCGCCGGGTCTTTTGCCAGCGCGGACATCTTCACCATCACGATGTGACTGAGGTTGTAGAGGGCGCACCTCACCCCCTCGCGTGAGAGTCCCTCGCCGGGCTTGATGCCCGCCTTCTCGCCATGCTTGTCCAGCAGGGACTGAAGGGCCTTGGATGCGTCTGCCTTGAGTGCTTTCACCTCGTGCGGGTGGAGGCTCGGGGCGACATCCATCGCGTGCGCGGTGGACGTGGACAGCAGACAGACGAGTAACGCTGCGATGTGCAGTCGCATTGATGCGGCTCCGTGTGTGTGATTGCTGCGTTGGGTGCTGCTTGGGACGGGCGTGTCGTGCCCGTCACGCGGCCCAGGGGCGCGCCCCCAGGCGAGGGCTCTCAGGCGGGCTCGTAGGCCTGCGTCTTCGAGCACCACGCCACGCGCTCGACGTGGGCGGGCAGGGCGTTGGCGGCGTCCGACAGCCGGTAGAACACCGACGCGTGCCGCCCGTCGGGGAAGATGACGTCGGCGACGCTCTGGTCGTCGCGGTAGAGCGCCAGCAGCACGCGACAACTCTCCCGGGTGACGCGCACCATCTGGGCGCCCACGGGAATCATCACCTCCGGGCCCACGCTGCCACCCGGGCCGACTTCCCACCCCGCTACTGGCGCCGCCAGCGTGTAGGCGGGCACCTTGTGCTTGGCCAACTGCTCTCGCGTGAGTCCTGGTTCTGACACGTCACTCTCCTGGTGCTGCGGGAAAAGTGCGGTGGCCCGGCCGGGTAGGGGGGGGCTGAACCCCGGCCGGGCACCGCGTGGCGTCTGCGTCACGCCGTGAGGACTGCACCGCCGCGGCCAATCCGCGGCGGGTGTGGTGGCAGGCGGGGTAGATCGGCCCAGCGCCGAGAAGCGACTGGCCCGCCCGCCACCACGAAGAGGCCCCGCCCGTGTGGGCAGGGGGCGCGGGGAGCAGGGGCCGCTGCTCCGTCCGCGCGGTGCTGCTCAGCCGTCAGAGCCCGGCTCACGTGTCGCCACGGGGGCCGCGCGGGCGAGGCGGAACTCGACCTCGGCTTCGAGTTCTTCGAGGTTCTTCCGCATCGTTCTGCTCCAGCTTGCGCGGGGCTCCTCCATCAGCTTCTCGTTGGCCAAGTCGATGGCCGCGCCAAGCTCCTCGTCGCTCAACTCGGCGACGGGCCTCCCCTTGAGCGGGCCGAAGGCGACGACGGCGGAAGGGGCCCGGGGCTTCGGGGCGGCTGTGGGAGGCGCCTCGGCGGGCGTGGCCGACGCCTGACGTTCCTGCGCGGGCGCGGGCGCGGGCGGCTCGTCCACGCGCTCCAGCGTTGGAGCGGGCGGCTCCTCGGACTTGGACTGGTTCTCGGCACGGGACGCGCGTGCCGCCTTGGACGACCCGCTGGCGGCCGGGTTGGCATCGAGTTCGTCCGGGTCGTAGGTACCCGCGAGCAGGTCCGGGTAGACGGCACGAGCGAGGGCAGAGGCGCACCGGGCGCGGAGCATCGCGTCTGGGTACTTCCGCCAGTTGTCCTTGTTCGTCACTCCGGCCGCCTGCGCCTGCTTGATGGTCCAAGTCAGAGTTGTCTCAGGCTGGCCGGTGCGCTTCGTCTTGTAGGTGGCGCGTTCCGCCGATGTCTCCACGAGGGTGAAGTGCTCGCACAACTCACGCCGAGATAGGCACAGGCCCACCATGAGGTCGGCGGCCATCACCGGCTTCCCGTCGATGACATGGATGCCGCGCAGCGCCTGCATCGGCCCGAGCCCGAACTCGCGGCCGGTGAGCAGCACCACGAGCACGTCTCCCGCCTTCCCCCGTAGCGGCGCAGGGATAAGCGATGACTTCGCCAGTTGTTCCGCCGCCTTCATAAGCCCACCCATCAACTCGGGCCGAAACACCGCCATCGCGTCGTCTGCCATTGCCATCCCTCTCACTCGTATTCCTCGCCAGCGGCCTGCTCGGCCCGGCGCAGTAGCTCTCTCAACTCGGCCTCTACTTCGTCGGCCTCGTCGTCCCACTCGATGTCACCGGCGCGGTGCTTGCCTTCGTGCCCGTACCGCAACTCGCACAGCACCCACGCGCGCTCGGGGTCCTCGGTGTATGCGTGGCATCGCTCGTCGAATCGCACTGAATCCCCGAGGTTGATACACAAACACAGTACTCGGGGAGTCTGACTCTCAATGCTGCGTGGCCTCCATCTCGTTGATGCGCTCCACGCCCTCGTTCCACCCGCGCGTCCGCGCGTGCCACAACTCGACGGAGAGCGCCGTCAGCAGTGCGCTTTCCTCGGTGTCCAGCTCGCGCAACACCTTGGCCTGCGCCGTCACCGTGCCCTGCAGTTCGCGCCAGCGAGACTGCGTGTCGGGCGTGCCGTCGGGACGCAGCTGCGCCAGCTCGTCTTGCGCCGCGCGCAGCGCCTCGCGGGCCTGGGCTTTGCGCTCGGGGAGGGCGTCGGCCTCCTCCAGGCACTGCTGAATCCCGCCCACTTCGGACGGCCTCCACCACTTCTCCAACCGCCGCAGCTTTTTGGCCACGGTGCCCAACTCGCCCACGGCCGTCATCGCGCACCACCTTGTGCGGCTGCGTTGAGGTGGTTGAGCGCCGCGAGGATGGGGGCGAGGTCGCAGTCCTTCCGCTCGCGCTTGCCGCACCAGCGCCCGTGGCCCTGGTCCTCGATGGAGTTACGCACCCGGGCGTAGTCGGCAAGCAGCGGCGAGGTAGTGGGCGTCGGCGTGGTGCTCATCGCGCCACCTCACGGCCCAGCGGGCGGTGCGCGCGGTACCAGCGGCGCCATGCAGGCTTGGCGACGACGCGCCAGCCGAAGCCGAGGAGGCCGATCCACCCGAAGGCCAGGGCCAAGCCGGCGAGTCCCAGCCAGGGGAGGAGCGCCCGGATCTGGGCGGCGCGCGGGGAGCACTCGACGCGTACTGGCTCGCGGCCCTCAGCCTCGGCCCGCTCCCGCTCGCGGTCGGAAATCGAGTCCAGCTCGTCACCCACCAGCAGGGCCACCAGGGACACGGTCAGCCCTGCCACCTGGGCAAGCGTCTGGGGCAGGGGTGCCGCGCCCAGCGTCGCGTGGTGCTGGGCCACCGTGGCTCCCAGGAGGAGCGTGCCGTACACCGCGCGCTCCACCATCCAGGTGCGCACGCCGGCTGCCTCGGCGCGGGACTCGAGCGTCAGCAGCGCACGCCTCGCCCAGGGGCCCGGGTCCTCTCGGTTGTCGACTACGAGGCAAAGCTCCGCCAGCAGCGCCATGGCGCCTCCTGCAAGGGATTGGGGTGGGGCCGGATGCGCTCCGGCGGGCGGGCTCCGCGGCGTGTGCGCGGGGCCGGGCCACTCAGTCGTCGTCGTCGCCGATGAGTTCCAGCAGTTCCTCGGCAGCTCGACCCTGCCGCTTCTCCCCCTCAGTGAGCGGAGGAGGGTTTCTCCACTTCTCCAGCGCCTCTTCCACCGCCTGCTCCGCCTCTGCCTGCGTCATCGCTGCCCCCTGTGTCCTGCGTGCCTCGGCGTCCTCGCTGGCCACCCAGCTCGCGCACCGTCGCCGCCCCTCTCCCTCCCGGGAGCCCCGTCCGTCCGCCGTTCCAACGCAAACCACTATAGCCACATGTGGCGCCAAATCAAGTTCAAGTGCATGGTCTGAATGGTGCTCACGGTGTGGGTCTTGTTGGTGGTTGTGTTCTGGTGCATCTTGATGGTCGGCCTTGATGTCCTACCGGGGGCCACATAAGGAGGCCGTCATGGGCGCTGTCGCCCTAAAGGAGGAGGGAATGTCGATGTTCGAGAGGCGTGGGCCCCTGGACGTCATCGTCAAGCAGCACGCGCGGATGCCGAAGCGCGAGTGGCTGAAGCTCCAGGTCATCAGGAACCGTGAGCGCGCGTCAGGGGCGGTGTCACCACTCACTGGGCGCAAGGTGTCGAGGAACGACACGCTGTGGGCCATCGTGGTGCGTGGCCTGGCGGACTACGAGAAGGAGCACGGTCCGATCGTCGTCAGCGAGCACGACGCGCTGGACGACGGTGACGAGGACGCCAAGCCAGAGAAGGCGCCGCGCACGAAGAAGGCAGCGAAGAAGACTCCGTGAGTGAGGTCCGGCAATAGCGGTACAGTCCGCCAGCCCGGCCGTCTGCTGGGCGAGCTGGGCGGGGAGGCCCGTGGGATGAATGGACAGGCGCGTGGTACGTCGGTACGCGCGGACGGCGCTGGGCCGTACCGTTTCGGCCAACGGCTGAAGGGACTGAAATGGCTGAGTCGGTACCTCGGCGAAGTCTACCGGGCCCGCCACAGCGAGACGGAGCAGCCGGAGCTCGTGCTGTTGCGCAAGCGGCGGGGCCGATTCGCGGGCCGGCTCCGCTTGCGCATTGAGCCGGGCTACATCGGGCTCCGTCTCGCGCTGCCCTCAGTGCCTGATGACCTGGCGGCCGTCAGGAGAGATGTGCTGATGGCGATGCGGGATGCGAGGGAGACACTAGAGGTGGCGGGGCAACAGCCTGGCGTGCTCGAGGACTTGCTGTCCCCGGTGCCGTTGGGGCAGGCGGCGCACGTGATGCCGGCGGCTGCCGCGGAATCGGCGGACCCTGCGCACGTTGCCGGCGAGGTGCCGCCGGTCGCCGCCACTGCTACACCGTCAGCGCGGTTCGTCCGCCGGCACGGGCTCCGCTCAATAGCTGCCGTCGCAGCTGTCGCCGGACTCGCTGCGTGGCTCCTGCCGTTCGAGATCGACGGGGCGCGCGCGCCTCGGAACGAGGACATCGTCTACGTGGCTGCTCAGCCCGATGACCTTGCATGGGCTGATGTGGTGCACGGCGCCACAACACCTGCTCCGCTGCGTCTTGAGAAGCGGCTGGTGGTGCCAAAGGAGCCATACCCCAATCAGGCCACTGCTCCCTGCACTGGCAGGAGCGTCAACCTCAACGGGGGGTGCTGGTACGCACTCGAGGACCGTCCGCCGTGCCCCCCCAAGGCAGCCGAGAAGCCGGGCACAGGGAAGTGCTGGGTCCCCGTGGCGAAGGACCCGGACGAAGCCGTGATTCCGAACACCATCTGGCGGTAGCAGGACTTGACGTCCGCCGCAGGTCGGACCCATAGTGACTTCCGCAACATAGAAGTACCTCGCTGACGACTAGCAGCGAGTCTCCCACAGGCCGCTTAGGCGGCACGACCTTAGAGCGTTGGGCAACCCAGGCAGATGCTGGGGGCGGACGCTCCGGTGGCGCGCGCACGGACTAGTCGACGTGCGCGTGCCCACCGTCTTTCTCAGGGGCGTTGCGTGGACCGCCAACCGACAACAGGCTGGGACGTTGAGAGCGCTGGGGACGGGACTGCACCGTCCTGTTGTCGGACGGCAATCCCAAACGCCGGACATTCGTTGCCATTTAATGGCAATCGTAGTGAGTGCGATGCGGTGTCTCAGAGTGAAATCGCGTCACTCGGGACAGACACCGGAATCACGTATCTGTCGACAGGTGTGTTTCGTGTCGCTGGTGCGTCAAGGAAAATCAGCGTTGCCGTATTGAAACATAACGTGTGTTTCATTAGGGTGACAGATGGCGGCGCTGTGGAACGCTCCTGGCGCGGCTTCCTTCCAGAAATTGGCAGTGAATGTGCATCGGCCCATGCACAACTTGCCGGCGGGCGTCGACCTGCCGAGGCATCTGATAGGATGTTCAGTGGGGGATGTCAGTGATGGGCAACTGCGATAGCGAGAATGACCAGCCCCTTCAGCCACGACTCACCGTCGTGCGCGGTGGCGCCTCTGCGGTGAAGTCCGGTGAGTCCCTGCTCAAGCTTGGGGAGGTGATGGTGCTCCTTGGAATGGGGAGGACCTACGTCCTCAGCATCAAGGACAAGGGATTGCTTCCGTATGTCCGCATGCCGAACTCGCGGGCCATCCGCTTCCGGCGTTCTGACGTTGAGGCATTCATCGCGCGCGCGGCGGCAGGCGAGGCTCGCTAA